AACATATTTTTATTATTAGATATATATAACATGTTGAATTTATTTATTATCCACTCTCTCATACTTAAATAAAATTCTAACATCATCATCATACTTAACTAACTCAGATGATGAAATTATATCCTGATAAACTTGATTACCACTCACTGGTGGTGTACCCAATGAACCATCATAACCATGTATATCCATATATGTATCATGTATGATCTTCTTGATAAATGGCTCTTGCTTAATTGGTTGAAACAAATAACCCTTAGCAGTAAACTCAAAATTCCACTTCAATAACCTTATATTACTTAAATCTATATCCACTGGTGCATCCAATGTCAATCCATTATGTGATACCACCACCTCCAATGAATGTGAACCATCCTCATTCATATCATCCTTATCTGGATGAATCCTTATGTTTAACTCTGGTATTGTCACCCTTATCACTACATGTGGATTAAACCAAACCACCACTTGCTCTATTATCTGTATAATATCTATGAAATGCTCAGCCACTATCTCCAATGTGAAATTATAATCATATGGTATTGGTGTCAAATGCTCCAATATACTATTCTGCTCATGTGTTATTATTATCTTCTGTAAATTGTTCACCATCCTATCCTTAGCAAAATCCATACTCACCATACTCACTGCCATTGTTGGATACACATTGTCAGTCATTGTTAATCCATCAACATTCCTACTTGATTTTTGGAACCACCACTGTTTACTCTTAGGCGCAAAAACCAATGGCACAGCAACATATGCCTCTATCTCACCACTTGAATTATACTTTGCTATCTTTATACCATTAAATATATCCAATACCTGTACTATTATCTTCCTCGCTACATTATAAAAAAAATGACTAGCCATTTATCCCTCCATTTATTGTATACTCATACATATACTTATATAATCTCTTTACAATATCACTATCTTTATCAAATGTATTAATATACATATCAAACTCCTTCACCACACCATCCCTTGGTCTTTGTAAAAACTTAATTACATTCTTCTTATAGTTGCCATAAACATTCATTAATTTATCTATTATAGTCCTAGCATAAGCCATTATCTCTTGCTTATTATCAATATTACCCCTAACACCTGACCTATGATGATAGTACCTTGACCAATCAATTCTCCTCTGTTGCTCCCTATGAACTAATTCATGTGATAATATAACTCTTAATGTATTCATAAACCTATTGTTATTATTGATAAAATTATATAATACATTATCACCAACATATATTACTATTACTCCATCCCTAATTATACCATCAAACTCCCTAACAGTTTTATAAATAAATTTAATCCCCGAACCCCTAAACACTTGATTTAATAAACTAATAAACTCATCATTATCACTACATAACTTTACCATATTATTAAAATGCCCATTATTAAAAATGTCCATATACCTCTTGATATCAGGTACAATAACAGCCTCACAAAATAATAATGGATTATCAATATCCCATTGAGGCCATAATGTATATGATAAATCACCATATAAATAACTATTTATCTTGTTGATTATATCCATTATATCCCCTGCCTATTTAAATGGATTATACTCCACCTTCCCCACCTTCTCATCCCTCTCCTTCTGCCTCTCCTTATATGTCTTCACCACTACATGACTCAACAATTCTTTGGTAAGTTTATACCTCTCACTCTCAAAATTATTTATCCTATTATTAGACTCCTCTATATACTTTTTTGATATATCCACTCCTATATAATCCTTACCCAATAACTTACAAGCCACCCCAACTGTCCCACTCCCCATATATGGGTCCATTACTACACCAAATGATTCATCCATAACAGATAATATACATCTCAATGGTAACTCCAATGGAAATGGAGCAGGATGACTATTCTTCCTATCTGGTGCAAACTCCCATACACTACTAACCCTGGCATGCTTTGATAACATCTTATTACCTATTATATTACCACCCATTGGCTTATATAACCAATATATCCTCTCATCCACTTGATAAAACCTATAACCACCAACCTCCACCGCAGCCTTCCTATTCCATATTATCTCCTGTCTCAAATGCCACTTACTCTTCATTATCCACTCCATTGGATGTGTTGCCACCCCCTTTAAATGCCTCACCTTATGATTATAAAATAATGACCCACCATCCTTTGTAACTCTATAAATCTCATTCATCACATCCACCTGATTCTGTTGATAAACATCCTCTGGTAATGAATCACCAATTGAATCATATACTATTGGCTTCATTATTGAATTCTTTCCTGCCTTTGTTATCTTCTTGTTATAAGGTGGTGATGTAACTGTTAAATCAACCATCCCATCACCAAATCCCCTTAATACCTCTAATGTATCACCCTCATGTATCATGTTTATCATAAAATTCCCCTTATATATTTCCATATGTTTCTAACCATTTCTAAACCTTAATTATAACACATATCCCATAATTTTATCAACCACCTATCCAATCACATATCACCCTCCTACCACTGTCCTCTATTCAACCAAATCACCAATATCACCAATAATCCACTGGATTATCCATTACCAATGACCCAATGACCGTTGGATAATGACTAAATTTATATGGTAACTAGTCTGTCATTAAATCAGCCTCTTTAAACCTCCAGGATAAACTTTCAGTGTCTTGAAGTCATTTGAAGATGAAAAGATTTTGAAATTTTCCCAAGAACTTTATATAGAAGTGCTTTCAGGATTTTAGATTTACAAATTTTCAGATGATTTTTGATGAGATTTTTGAAATTTTAATAATTGGACATGTAAATTTCAAATTTTTTTAGATTTCAGGTATTCTTTGTACCATTTAAGAGAGGGGTGTTCCCAGAATAATCCTATATGATTAACTTTTTTAGTGGAGAAGTATAAGTTACCGATGATTTTTATCCATTTAACATAGAAGAGGAAACCCATATGAATGATGTATTTATCATTGTTATGAGAGTAACCAAAGCATAAGAGTTTCCATTTCCATGTATTCATTTAAATATCCTTTATTCTATCATGTAGGATAATCTACCTTGTTCGGATTTAACACTACCCATGGTGCCTTTACCATGTATCATTTTAATTTTATCGGAACTGCTATGGACCATGTTAAACACAACTTTACCTTTGGAGAATTCTGATTTTTTCAAATTAGCTTGGTAGAAGTTTTTATAACTTAGGGCTTTTTTAACTGCATCCATGATTTTGGAGTCTTTGTTCATGATTTCAGCAATATTCTGGCATAGGAAGTAAGTAAAAGAGTTTGGTAGTTTGGAGATGATATTTTTCATATTGGAGGTGATGGGCCATTTGATTTTGGGATCACTTACAACACTGATAAGATAATCTTCAACATCTGTTATTTTGTTAGTGGATAGGTTCTTGTATATGGAATAGGGGTTTTTGAGAGCTTTTTTACCTAGTTCATTGTTATTGATGTATGGTTCCATGACATAGCCAATGCCAGTGTGGTAGATGAATTCAAGGTTATCATAGTTACCGTGATCAACCATGAATTTTAGTATACCATTTGGAATGGAGATATCTTTGTTATTAAGTAGGATGGGCATAACATTACCATGGAAGGAGGCAGGGGCGCCTTTACCAGATTTGGATGAGATAGGGATAATGGAGCCATCAGTCATAGTGAACAGAGAGTCAACACCTTTGAATGAAGTGGAGGTTGGCATGATAAATTCTTTAACTTTTTTATTATCAAAGGGGTTGGAGCCTGTGATGGATGATTTTTCACCATTCATAGTGATTAAACCAATCATGATTTCACCAAGGTATTTAGCAACTTCATTTTTAAGTTGAGTGTTGTTATAATCACCCCAGTCAATGGTGCCATACTTATTGGATTTAATGTATCCAAGGAGGATATCTTTAAGATCATCTGGGATGGATTTAAGTTTTTGGATACCATCGTATAGGGATACTTTTAAGTGGTTGATATCATTGAATACTTGGGCTGAGAATGTGAGGTGGCCTATGGTAACAGTTTTACCAGAGCCACCGCCTAGAAGTTTAGTGGCCTGGATTCTTAATTGTTCACCACCTGTAGTGGTGACTTTTCTCAAGTTACTGAATGAGATGAATACAGGGAGGTTATTGTAAAGAATTTTGATTTTGGAGTTATAGGTATTGGTAATGGGTACAATGATGTCTGAGTCTGCTGGTATATCACCAATTTTTCTACCAATGGTGTCATACATGGGGGTTTTGGATTTAACGGTAGTTAGGACTTCTTTACCTTTGAAGTATTTTTCAAAGGAGGCTTCACCTTTAGTTGTTTCATACATAACATTTTCCTTTAGATATTGTTTAAATTTCATTTTATTTTCCTTTGATTATAATAACATTGACTTTTGAATAAAGTAAATGACACCACCATGTCCGAATTATAATGAGTCAATGATTTACTGGTTTAAAAATTTTTAAGTATGGTTCTGGACCCATCCAGATACAAAAGTATTTATTCTTGGAAGATAGGAATTTCAAAAATTCAATAATTTATTGGTTAACTAGAAAAATGGATAAAAAGTGATGGTTTCCATGGAGTCAAGTATCTGATTTTATTATATAAGTGATCAATTTTAATGGAAATGGGTAAAAAGTGGAGTGGTCAATTTTTAAGAATATCAATGATTTACTGGATTATTGGAGATTGAGTATGGTTTTGGACCCATCCAGATAGAAAGTATCTGGATGGGAGTTTTATATTTTTAAGAGAGGATGATCATATGGATTAAAGTCCAAATATAGATTTATCCACATCACTATATGTATCAATGTCATTGGATTCATCTTCAACCCAGGAGTTATCTCCAAATTTCACCTTTGGATATTCTTTTTCTTCAATACCAGGGCCTTCTTCCATTTCATTTTCAATGATTTCAAGATCATCAATATTATTAGGCATATGGATTTCTCTTGCTTTTTTGGATTCATTGGAGAAGGAAAAGGGTCTAAGGATGAGTTCCCATATATGTTTTTGACCTTGAAAGATTCTTTCTTCTGAACCAAGATCAACAATTTCATAATTACGATTGTTCCATAAAGTAGTAATAACATCACCTACAAATGGTTGTATTAGATCACCTGATGGATGGTAAGTTAGGAAGGATGGTCCAATATCTCTAATGAACTTGATCTTGGGGATCATGGCATATTGTATAACATCATCTCCTCTAAAGCCAAAGCTTTCAATAATGGATGCTTCTTCTGTTGGTTCATATATTAGTTTAGTCATTATGGGTTCTAGATATGTACCAACGGCATCTTCCCCCCATAGGGGATCAAGGTTGGTAACAGATATCCAATACTTAATTGGGAAGCCGGCAATATCAACAAATTCTTCAATGACACTATTGAATAGGGCGGCTTCACAATTACCTTCTTGAGCAAATAAGTTCCATAGAGGTGTACCAGGTAATGAACATGGGTTACATGTTGTTGTTTGGTTTAAATAATTTGTTCCACAGTCACTAGCCATAGTTATTTCCTTTTTTACCAGTTAATGGTATATTTAAAGTCTTCTTTTGTTAATGGGATTTTTTCATACCAGTATGATGGTTTATTACCATGTTCTTTTTTAATAAATTTAATCTCTTTATACTTTTTAGGTATCCATGATATCATAGTATCGTGAAAATGTTCTAGTTCTTTATTATTAGCAATGAAGTATAATCTTTTAATACTCTTATTATATCTAAAACAATCAAATATACATTGTGATAAATGACCAATTAAGGAGAAACTTTCTGTTCTAGTGAGATTATTTAATCTATTCAATGAGTTATCATTTTTTGGATAGAACATTATATGTAATAGGTCAGTTGATACTCTACCATGGAATATATAACATTTGGGTATGGAGCCAATATCAAATTCAAATTTAAATTCATTATTGGATTTTGTTATAATTTTTAATGGTCCACCTTTTTCACCAAGTTCATTTATAGCATGGTAGTACCAGTCAAATGTATCTATCCATATGAAATCAGAAGCTATTTCATCATCATTTCTATTATTAAAATACTCTTCATTTATATATCTTTTCACAAGTTTTCCTTTTAGATATTTTAAAAATCTCATTTCTTCTTAATTTTAGTATCATATAAGATAGTAACAGTTTGTTTTGGTTTTGGATCAAAAAATACTTCATCATAATCCATTAACTCTTTGGTTAACTTCTTATGGGTATTAGTAAGATTGTCCATCCACATCTCTTTATCAATATCATAAAATCTCTGATCCTTCTTCTCAATATCATCTGCCATAACAGTTTTCCTTTATAAATCAATAGGTTATCCCATTACTATATAAGAACCTTCATAGCTTTCTTCGTCTCTTAATTCTTCTTCTAGTTTTTCTTTTTCTTGTTGGCCTTCTGAAACCAACATATCTCCATCAAGACTTATGGAAGTGTTCCCAATACTATTAAAGCTTGCGAATTTTCTTCTAATAAGACCCAAAGAAATCTTGGATAAAGCTGTTGCATAATCTAGAATCCATGTTCTATCATATAATGATTCATTGTATTCTTCAATATTACTATCTTCATCAACGAAGGTGATTTTAACATTTGAGCCATTAACCAGAACGTTATTAAGAGAAAAGGAGCCGAACATTATGGTTTGGTTATCAGTGTCAACAGTGAATCCAGAGTTATAGACATAATCTTTATCATTAACATTGATAATGATATCTTCTTTTTTGATAGTTTTTCTACTTAACATGAATGTTTTGGTAGCGAGTTGAAGAGGTGTAATGACAAAATTATCAATAGTATAATCGAAAGTTTCAGTCATTGAGGAACCTTCAATATTATAAGTATTGATTTTATTGTATCTACATAACAATTCATCATTTAAGTGGATTTCTTCATTTTTGGTCCATCTAACTATTTTTCTAATATCATCGTGCCAATGCCAATTGGTATATAGTTCTCCATTTTTATAGATATCAAGTTTACTGTTAATAGCGGGACTTGATAATACAAAGTAATTGTTATTTACTTCATTGGAATTAATGATTCTTAATTCGGAAGCAGGGATAATTTCTTTCATTACTTCATCCCATTCTCTTATGACGTATGGTAGAGTAGTACCTTCAATGACGTTGGCTTTTAGTAAAATATAGCCAGGGGAGTCTAGGGTATATGATTTAACAGTATTAGTGGTTGGATCAATTCTTTCAACAGTTAATCCATCATTACCATATTCTGGGGTTGGAGTTAATTCTAACTGGTTAGTTTTTCTATGGTATCTCCATGAATATTTATCTGGATTGTATCTATCTAGAGCTTCCATGAAGTCAAGGACCATGTGATATCCAACTAGGGAGTAGGGATATTGGAACATTGGGTCATAATATCCTTGGTTAAAGAAGTAGTTTTCAACTGAGAATAGAGTTTGGCTACCACCCATGGAGTCAACATCATCATCATATTCGATGATATCAAGGACACCTTTAGGTAGATCATAGAATTTATGACCAGCTTTAAGTGGGAGGGTGAAATAGATCAAGTCAGTAGCATTACCGATGGCCCATTTAATGAATTTTTCTCTGGAGTAGTCAATATGGTCATTGAGTTGATCATCACATAATTCAACTTTAACCATAGGCCATCCAAGTCTTCTTTTAATTTTATTTTTTAGTTCTGATCTTTTCATTTAAGCCTCGTCATTGTATATGGATTTACCTAGTTTATCATTTTTAAAGATTTTAATTTTTTTATGGTACTTTTGGGCTAGTTCCCATGATTTATTTAATTGATCAATGGAAGTGGATAGAATGGATAGAATTTTTTCCATTGATGAGTATTCAATTACTGATTTTTCATTCAATAAGATATTGATTTTATTGATTAAGTTATTCATGGGATTTTCCTTTATCTATTATGGATTTAAACTTTTATTGTAACAACATTTCTTCCTTTTTTTTTATCATAGGTATCAATATAGACACTTCTAATATATGATGTATAGGCATTATCCACATTTATGTTAATTTCATGATCTTTTGGTAGTTTTTGGAGTATTTTAATTAAATCACCAACTGTTTTAGTTGTTACTTTTTCACTTAGTATATTGTCAATTTTATTAGTTAAGTTATTCATGGGGTTTTCCTTTATCTATTATGGATTTAATCTTATTAACAATGTCTTTAGGGAGCATTGGTTTATATATATGGGCATCTATCAATTTTTTATCATCTTCATTTTCGAATGTTATATAAGAGTGACCAGTGAATAGGACTAGGGGTACATTTTTATCAATATCTTTGAATTTCTTAATTAGCTTTATACCTTCGATACCAGGGATGGAGAAATCTGTAATAATGATATCAATATGATTATGGTATAATTTAAAGTAGTTAAGAGCTTCAAAGGGGTTGATAAAGGTGACAATATTGAAATTATAGGATTTAAATACAATTTCAAGAAGGTTAACAATGGATTTTTCATCATCTAGTAGGAGAATGACTTCTTGGTTTCCTATTTTTTCAATATTATCTGGGTTATATTGAAGTTCAGATTGTGATTTATTTCTTTTATCTTTGAAGTAGTTATCAATGTTATCTCTTATCATGGATTCTCTTTTCAGTTTTTTATTGGTATTATGTTGTATTGTTATATGGGATATATAGACAATGAGTAAAATTATAAGTATATAGATCATTTGGTTCCTTTCATTACATTACCACGTATGGGTCATCTACTTCATCATTGATATCTGATAGGATACCCCAGACATCATCATCTTCATTTTCTTTTTTCTTCATGAAGTCAATATCTTCGATGATATCCATTTGAAATAGGTAAGTTGCCCAGTATAAAGCTGATATTAAGTCATCATCATAATTATTAGCACCATATCTATTATTACCTTTATCAACAAAGTCATTGAGTTCCATAATAGTTCTTTGGTCAACTAGAGTCAAGTCACCACTTTCAATCAATTTTTTCATGAATAGGACTGCTTTAGGTTTAGTAATTTTAGTAGCTCTAATACCCAAGTCAGCTAGTTTACCACCGGTATTTATTAAATTTTCATTTTCATAATGCCAATGAATTTGACTTACAACGGCGGCACCATCAGAATTGTTTTCAACCATAAGATAAGCGTTATTATAGTAGTATGATAATCTATTAACAATAGCGGAGAAGTTATAGACATCAATGAAGTTATTTTGGTAAACACAAACTTGGGTTAATTTTAATGGATTGGTACCATCGATTCTTAGGATTTGGCAAGTGGAGTAATGTTTACCAGTACCTTTAGCCACATCATTTCCAATGGTATAGGAGGCACCAGGTATAGGTTTTTCATATACTCTTAGACAGTCATTAAGGTCATATATCAATGGTTCAATATAGGCATTTTGGAGACATTGTAACACTTCTGGAGCAATAACAGTGGATGAGCTACCTAAGAATTCACATGCGTATTCCTGGGAAAAAGCTAACTTACCTAAGTTTTTCATTTCTTGTTTAGCCCATGCTTCTGTTCTGGTTGGTACTGATCTCCAGTCAAATTTATTATGTTTAAAGGTATTGGTTCCCTTTTCAGCACCAGTATAGAGTCTATGGAACAAGTTATACATACCATTTGGAGTGGAGATAATGATAATTTTTGAGGAATTGGAGGCAGAAATGGTTGGATAATTACTTCTCCAGAATTCTTCTGCTTTCCAAGGTGGATCAACGAAGCCTAATTCATCACATACTAGACAATTATGGACATCAATTCCATTAGCTATAAATGAGTGGGTATCTTTTACATTAATGGCATCATATACAGGAACCGTGTTATTGGAGTATGTTTTATCTAATACTGTGATATCATTATATAATACATCATTAATGTTTATATTATTGGATTCTATCCATTTATTATTTCTTTTAATTTGGTGGTTATGGGTACAGCCAAGTATTTCACCATTTGATAGTGATAAGTTTACAATATTATTGGATTCTCCTGATTGTATAAAACCGTCAAATTCTTTGAAGCCTGTACTTGTTAAGATTTGCATTTTGGTATAAATCCTCTTTTCCAACCAACTGGTATACACAGTTTTTTCTCTAGTGTTTCTGGATCATAGCAGTAAACCTTGCCTGTATTTGTACTTTTTCCTTTTCTACCATTTGATATGTTTTTTAGCTTGTTCTGATCTTTTCATACCTCTATGTGTTTCCGCTGTTTTTCTTATTTTTTCTGGATTTTTATTAACTTTATTAACAATATCAATAGGTATTTTTCTACCTTTCATTTTTTTGGATATCTTTTCATTTCTTTCTGGTGTTATTGATTTTTTGTACCATTCATCATGTTCCTCTTTAGTAAAATTCTTAAACATTTCTATTTTACCATCACTTAATTTCTTTTTAGTTTCATCAGACATTTTTCTACCTGTCATTATCTCAGACATTTTCTTTTTGGTTTCTTCTGATACAACTCTACCCATACGTGTTTCGGACATTTTCTTTTTATTATCACCATCATCCCAAAATGCTTTTGATTTATTACTTAAAATGGCTTTTGTATCATCTGTATGGTTGTATGTGCCTCTTGTTTCTTGTATTTTATTAAGTGTTTCTTTAGTATGATGTTTACCATAAAATCCATTATTTTCACCATATAATATACATACGTTACCACCAATGGAGAGATTGTATGTATCATCCCTATCAACAAATTCTTTATTTACAATGGACTTTTCTAGTAGTTCAGCATCTATTTTATTATCAAATATTTCTATATACTCTTTAATAAATGACTCTGGTCCATATTTTTCAACAGCTCTTTTGAGGTATTTACCAGAGCCAAGATAACCATCATCTAGATCATCAGTTGAATGGAAGCCAACATATATCATATTATTAATTTTATTTGTTACCTTATATACAGTATAATACTTTTTACTATCACTTATTTTCATAAATTCAATCCCCTCATCATTTATATTAAATATTTGGTTATATTTAGTCTCAGATGAGGTAGCTTTTTGGATAGTTGTATAAAATAGTTCATCATTATCGTTGATATAACATACTTTGGCATCACCTGTTAAGCAGTTTATAGGTTCTCCACGGAAACTATCTTTACTGGTGGCAGCAATCATTATTTTACAGTGGTTATCAAATTCAACTGATTTTTCAGCCCATCTTATAACGCCTGGTTTAAGGTAAGCTGGTAGTTGTTCATACATATATTTTATTCTAGCAAGGAATGATTTAGCTGAGTCTTCTTTATTGGATACTATACCAATGGTTTTATGTGATTCAAAGCAAGCGTAGGATAGTACATAGGCACCAACAACAGTAGTTTTTCCTTGTTGTCTACCGCAAAGGTTAACAGTGAATCTATGTTTAAGGAAGTCTTTAATTAAGTGTTCTTGGAATGGGAACATGTAGTCAGCGAATTTAACCACACCATGGTCACCAGTGACTATTTTGATATATTCTTTGATAAAGTATAATCTATTTTTTTTACACTTACTAAGTTCTTTGATCATCTTAGGGGTGTATTCTATTTCTAGATTAGGTGCTTTTACGAAGTTATCATATGATACAGGCATTACAAATTTATCCTTTAATGGATTTTAGTTAATCTCATTATCTCTTATGAGAATGGCTTCACCTTGTATCCATACTTCTCTGTATGGTTTAAGGTTATTGATACCTAGTTTAAATCCATGTTTTTTAGGGTCAAGGAGTTTATTAAAGTGTTCAGGTATATAGGTATCACGTTTAAACATTTTTTGGGTTAATTTAAAGAAGAGATGTAATGGATTCAGATCATTATCATCTAGTATTTTATTGGGATCGAGTTTTTCTATTCCGTTTTTAAAGGAGTTCCAGTTATTATCATCAACATTGATATTATACTTATTGAATAGGTGAGCTAATACTCTATTAAAGAATGGTATATCATGTAATGGTCTATCAAAGTCAAAGCTGAACCAAATATCTTCTTTTGGGCAGATTCCAATTTTGGAGTTATCATATGGTATTACTTGAAATGCGTTACCATATGATGTAGCTTCTATAGGGTTAGTGGAGCATATAATACCTTTTGATCTTTTTGGATAATTTTTCCAAGAGGGAAGGTTATCCATTAGGAGGGTCATGTAGTTTTCAGTATTGATTGATACTCTTGGTAGACCTTTATTACTATCCACATAGCCATAATCAATGGAGAGTGATCTAATACCTCTGTAGATTTTTTGGTTACCAATATTTTTACAATGCTTATTTACTAATTCAAGGGCTTTATCTTTATCAATGGATTGGGTTCTACCTTCTGTTAGGTAATGGAGGAATTTAGTCATTTTTTAAGTCCTCATAAAGATACATTCACCTTGTATCCAGATTTCATTATCAGTGTATGTTTTAACATTATCAATACCTAGTCTAAAGTTATTTTTAATTGGACTTAGAATATCATTAAGATGTTGGATGATATTTTTATTAGTTTCAAATAGGATTTTAGCTAGTTTTTGATAATATGCTTCATAGAATTCATCTTTTAATATGATACCTAAGTCAAGTTTTTCTAGTCCGTTTTTAAAGGAGTTCCAGTTATTATCGTCAACTTTAATATCATAGTATTTGAAGGTATTTTTAAGCAGTTCATTGATATCAGGTATAATATAGTGACCTTTAAAGGTGTTATAGAAGCTATCCCACATATCATGTTCTGGACAAATTCCAATTTTTGAGTTATCATATGGGAATACTTGGTAAGTTTCACCATAGTTATATGCTGTACCTTCATCAGTGGAGCAAATAATACCTTTTGATCTTTTTGGATAATCTTTCCAGGAGGGGAGGTTATCTATTAATAAGGTAACATAATTAAGGGTATTAGCTGAGGTTCTGAGTTCACCTTTATTACTATTGATATAACCAAAGTCTTGTTTAAAATTTTTAATACCTCTGTATATTTTACTAACTTTGTTTCCCATAGTTTTATCATAGTTTTTGGAGCAATGTTTATCTATTAATTTAAAGGCTTTATCTTTATCAATGGATTGGGTTCTACCTTCTGTTAGGTAATGGAGAAATTTAGTCATAAGTCACCATCAATTTTTTAATACTATCAAGGGAATGTTTATCTTCACTGATAAGGATACATTCACCTTGGATGAATACTTCTCTTTCTTCATTGAGATTTTTAATACCCATTTTAAAGTTATTGAATTCTGGATCAAGCATATTATCAAGATTGATTATGATATTTTTCCCATTAAATAATATATCAATGATGGACTCATATTTTTCAAAGTAGTATTCTTCATCTTTGGGTAATGTATCAGGATTGAATTTACTTTGGAGTTCTTGTAGTGATTTTACAAATGTGTTCCAGTTTTTATCATTAGTATTAATTTTATATGCTAAAAATAACTTTTCAAATAAAGTATTAAAGGAGTTTACACCATATCTTAAGTGTGTAAAGCTATCCCATACATCATATTCTGAGCAGATTCCAATTTTGGAGTTATCATATGGTATAACATGATATAAGTTACCATAACTATCTGAATTACTCCAACTAGTGGAGCAGATAACACTTCTTGATCTTTTGGGCCATCCATTCCAGGAGGGAAGGTTATCCATTAATAAGGTTGTATAGTTTAGAGTATTGGCTGATACTCTTTCCCTACCTTTATTGGTATCAATATATCCAAAGACAATACTTTCATGAACACCTCTGTAGATTTTACGTCTACTATCTTCAAATAGATACTTATAGTTCTTTTTACAATGAGTTTTAATAAGTCTAATTGCGGTAGGTTCTGGTATTCTTTGAGTTCTACCTTCTGTTAAATATTGGAGAAATTTCATTTATAAGTCCTTTAATTTATTAAAGAAATTTTGTATATCATTATTTTTAAAATCTGCTTTGGTGATAAAGATGCACTCACCTTGTATCCAGATTTCTTTATTACTTTGGATTTTTTCTATACCCATTTTAAAGTTGTTGAGTTTTGGATCAAGTAATTTATTGAAGTTATCAATGAAGGGTTTGGTTTCAAGGAACTTATATAGAGTATCATCAAGTGGGTATCTTTCCAATTCAGACAGTGATTTTTTAAGTTTATTCCAATTTTTTGATGAGCCTTGGATATTATTTTTCATAAATGAGGCATTAAGTCTATAGTTAAACATGTCAACATCTATTGGACTGAGTACATAGAAACTGTTCCATACATCATCTTCTGGACAAATTCCAATCTTAGTATTATCATATGGTATAACATAATATAGGTTGCCATAATTTCCGGCATATCTATTTGAAGTAGTACAAATAACACTTTTGGATCTTTTTGGCCAACCTCTCCATGAAGGAAGTTTATCCATAAATAGTGTCATATAGTTATAAGTATTAGCCGATACTCTGGGTTCACCTTTATTGGTATCAATGTATCCAAAGTCTTCTCCAAAGTTTTTAATACCTCTATAGATTTTTATAGAGGTATCACTTTTAAATAGTCTTTTGAAGTTATTTTTACAATGAGTTTTAATAAGGTCAATAGCTTTATCTTCTGATAGTGATTCAGTTCTACCGGTGCTAGTATAACTACCAAAGCCTTCTGTTATGTAATTTTTAAACCTGGTCATGTAGTTCCTCTGTAGTTTTCTCTTCTTTTAAATTGGTTTCATAGAAACTTCTTTTAAGTTTTCTGACACCTTTTTCATAGATATCTTTATACTGTGGGAAGTCTATTAAGAATTCCTCTTTTTCTCTGGCTTTTTTCCATATACTACCACCACCTATTCTGAGGGCAATATAGGGTGGGTAAGTACCTGTTTTAAATTTATTAACTTCTTCATTCATTTCATAGAATATGATATCTGATATTTTTCTATCACATTCAACGAAGATAAAGTTGTTCATCTCTTCTGTGAATACTATCAATCCACCATATGTATATAGGAAGTCATGTAGAAAGGCACCAAGATATAGGATACTGTTTGGAGTATATAGGAATCTTAACATAACAGGTATACTAGCACCATTAAAGAGGAAGTGTTTTGGTATGAAGCAACATAGGTTGATATTTCTATGGAATCCGAGAACTTCATTACATCTTCTTGGTAGAATTTGGTAGAAGTCTTCCATTAGGAGTTCATTAGGTAGACTACCTCTCCATAGTTTATATTTTTCCCACCATGTTTTAGCATCGTGAAGGTTAATGGGAATATTTCTAACTATTGGCATATGTAGGAAATCTGCATTTTTGGGTATTATCATGGTTGGGTTCTCCTTATTCTATCTCTCTTAGTTGTGCTATTATGTATCTTATATTAATTCTAAGAGCATTAATTTTCTTTCTTAGTATAGGATCATCCACATCTTTGATTTTGGATAATGCTTCAAAAGCATCATCTAAGATTGACATTTCCTTGCCATAGGTTTTAAGAAGATGTGGTCTTTCATTTAAGAATATCTTAAGTTTCATTATAATTTCCTATAGTTTCAATGGTTTACATACTTTCTACTTTATCAACGAGTTTTTTATATTGTATATCACTTATTTTAATTGCTTTTTCCATTAAATTATCTAGTTCTGTATCCCTTGAATTTTTGGGTTCAGGTAGTGTTTTTATAGAGTCTGTGAATGGTTTTATGATTTTATTAGCTATTTTATCTACCTCTTTTAGATTAATAGTAGTACCTTTTATATTTTTCCATCCATTATTTTTAATGTTTTCTTTATAAAATACAACTTGTCCAGTGAAGTTATCTATAACTTTATCCAGATATATGTAGTTGAAATAATTGGATAATCTAGTTACTTTAGTGATGTATTCCTTTTTTTTATAATCAGGATCACCTGCTATAGACATCCAGTGAGCATAGTTAATAATAACTTCTCTAACGTCTTTAAACTTTTTGTGATATTCATCACCACCCATATATCTAAACTCAACATGATTTTTTTGTAAATCTACTAGATTGATTCCAAGATATTTATCCATATTCAAACCATTGAGTAATTTACTATCTTTAGCTACTTTGATCACATCTTCTGGACCAAATGGAGTAATTTTTTCAACATGACCTACTTTTATACTTTTAGCATAAGAGTTGCCAATTCTACTGGAGAATTTCTTATATATTAAGCCTTCATCAGCGAATAGTATAAGTTTAAGTGGGTCAAGTTCTTTGCCATTATTAATAGACATATGGACATGAAATCCACAATCATTATTTGTATAACCCACATCATCTATCCAGTCAAATACTTTCTCAATAGTTTTAATCAACTCTGATAATTTTAGTGGTGGAGTAATAATTTCAATTCCACCATCACCAAGAGAACCATCTGGTCTAACATCCCAGTCTTTTGTAAATTTTACTGGGAATCCTAAGTCTACAATATCATCTTCTGTTGGTTCTCCACCATCACTTCCACTCACAATGTAATCAATATCAATTTCTGGATATGGGACTTCTCCATGCTCAAACCAGTCATAACAATTTTGGTCAAATCTACTTCTAGTGGTACCATTATAGTCATACTCTAACTCAAAGTATGAGTTCATTGTATTTGAGTTTGGTATTGGATCATATTCATCCATTAGGTTATCCTGGGTTACGTTGTTATCAAAGTCTTCTTGTTTGTCACTTAAGTCACCCAGAATTCTTTTCCTTTTATCTAACATATCATTAAGGTTATTAAGTTCTTTTTGTTTGTCTTTTAAATCACTCTTTAAACCCTTGATTTCTTTGGATATATCATCATATTCCGGCCCTGATAATTCACGTTGTTCATCTCCAAGTTCAGATATTTTATTTTCCATATCTGATATTTCATCTTCTATACTTGAGATATTACTTTCTATTTCCATTATCTCACCATCAAGATCATCAATTTCTTTTTTAAGATTTTCTTCATCTCTATATAGTTCACTTAAAGCATCATTATATTGTTCTATTCTTCTATTGAAATCATCAACTTCTTCATTAGCATCTTGTAACAATCGTTCTAAATTATCCCTTAATTCTCTATTTTCGAAGTTGGTATTTGAGATATAGAATTCAAATTCACAACCAGCTAATATATTGTCATTTTTGAGTGCTTCTTCAAATTCTTTCTTATTGGTTTTCTCTATAATGTATTCTTTAAAGGTTCTCATTTTTTCTCCAGTTGTAGTGACATTTCTTTTTTAAACTCATCAAATAGATCACTTGCTATATCACCAGCCATCAACATATCTTTTATACCTAATGGTGGACGTTCAGTGACTTTAGGTATTGAATCAAGTTTTGATTTATATGGTTTGATAATATTACTGGCTATTTTGATGGCTATTTTTTTAAGTTTTGGTTCTTTTATATAATCAATATAATCATCCTGAGTTTTTCTTCTGTAATAATCAACAACATTATATAGATAGGAGTAGTTGTAATAGTTGACTAATTTATTCATTTTGATGATATACTCTTTTCTTTTATAATCAGGATCAGTGGCAATGGATAACCAGTGAGTATAATTAGCTATTAACATTTTGATATCATTGAATTTTCTTTGATAGTTTTTACCACCCATATATCTAAATTCAACATGGTTACTTTTCAAATCAGATAAGTGGATACCAAGGTATTTTTCTGTATTGAACTCTTTATCAATTTTATTTTTCTTAGCCATCATTTTAATATCATCAATGGTAAATGGTTTCATAAATCTAAAGTGGCCCTTTTTAATGGATGTAGCATAATCATTATCAATTCTATCTGGAAAGACTTTATATATCAAACCTTCCTCAGCGAATAATACTAGTTTAAGTGGGTCAAGTTCTTTACCATTATTAATGGACATGTGAATATGAAATCCACAAGTATCATCTGTATATGCATATTTATCCATCCATTTAAAGACTTTTTCAATAGTATCAATGAGTTCTGGGAGTTTCATGATTGGAGTAACAACTTCCACTCCACCAAGATTGGATGATAATGAGGCATCATCAATAACTTCCCAGTTATTACTATCAAGTTCAATTGGGAAATCCAATGACATTATATAATTACTATCAAGTTCATCAAGTTCACCATCATAGTTGTCATCTTCATCTTCATCACTACCACCACTACCATTACCATAATCACTTATGTACATTTCAAATTCACAACCACAACGAACATTTGGATTTTTTAAGGCATCAGCAAACTCTTTTTTGGTGGTCTTTTCATTGATATATTCTTTAAATTTCATGATATAGCCTTTTTAATATTATTCTGAATCTCATCTCTAAGTTTCATTAACATATCAGTAGCATTGGTCTCCACTGTTCTTCTAATTGGATTAGACACGTTTGATGGTATATTACTTGGTTTCTTTAATGACTTGAGTTTTGTTATATATGGCTTTAATAACTTATCTTTTATTTTTACAAGGTCTTTTATGCTAATCCCTTTGGATATATGAATGGATTGTAGATCATCAAGTGTAGTATAAAATTTAAATCTCTCAATCAATTCATTTAGGTAAATATAGTTGAAGTAGTCAGCTAGTTTAGCCAATTTTGTAATATACTCTTTTCTTTTGTAATCTGGATCACCAGCTATTGACATCCAATGAGCATAGTTAGCAATGATATTTCTCACATCATCAAATTTTTTATGGTAGTTTTTACCACCCATATATCTAAATTCAACATGATTATTTTCCAAGTCAATAAGATGGATACCAAGATATTTCTCTATATTAAGACGTTTGTTTTGTTTACCCATCAATTCTTTAATATTTTCTGGGGTAAATGGTGTCATTTTATCTATATGACCTTTTTTGATGGATGCCGTGTAATCATTACCAATTCTATCTGGAAAGACTTTATATATCAAACCTTCCTCAGCGAATAGTATAAGTTTCAATTCATCAAGTTCTTTATAATTGTTGATTGACATGTGAACATGAAAGCCACAAGTATTATCAGTGTATCCATATTTATCTATCCACTTGAAGACTTTTTCAATACTATCAATGAGTTCTGGGAGTTTCATGATTGGAGTAACAACTTCCACTCCATTTTCACCAAGAGAACCATCCGGTCTAACATCCCAACCTTTTGATTTTTCAAAGTTAATTGGAAAACCTGTACCATCAAAAATATGATAATCAATTTCATTATCTTGTTCATCATCATCTAGGCTAAAATCTGGTGGATCAATTCTTCTATTGGCTATCCAGTCTTCAATATATACTTCAAATCTACTTTTACTGGTACCATCTAATTCATGCATAAGTTCATAGTATTTTGGGAATGATTTCCATGATAATTCTGAGTTTTTTATTAGTTCATGATATGCTGTACCATTATCAATTTTTTCCTTTTCAAATTCCAATTTTTGAACATCATCAATAATTCCCTTTTTCTTTTTTTCTAACACACTGATTTCATTGATAATATTATCAATTTCTTTTTTAATGATTTTTATAGTTTTTTCATCTTTAAGTAATCCATTGAGGTCAAATTTGAGAGATTTGATTTGTTTAACTTTACCTTTGATAACACCATCAATTTCATCAATCTTTTTTTCACCATCTGATATTAGTTCTGAAACTTCTTCTCTTCTACGTGGTATCATATCAATATCATCCATTAGGTTATACCATTCATCACAACTTTCAATTTCAGTAAATGCCTCTTGTTGAAGATCAGATAGGTATTGATATCTTTCACTATTACCTCTTGGCATGTCATTCATATAGAATTCAAATTCACAACCAGCCCATATATCTTTATTTTTAAGGACTTCATTGAATTCACTTTTGGTGATTTTCTCATTAATATATTCTTTAAATCTAGTCACTTTTGTTCCTTTTAAATCATATTATCCATGAATTTTTGATCTTTAATCCATTTTAATGCTTTACTTTTACTTTTGTCCTCAAATAATTCACCATCAATGGTAAGTCCAAAGTATTTCTTAATCTCTGTATGATATGCCAATACAACCCACCAGCTATTACCACCTTCAATTATCTGTGAGTCAATGAATTTAAGAGACTCTCCTGATATACCATGTGCCTCTCTTAACTTATAAAGTAACACTTGATCTTTCTTACCAGGTTTCTTTCCAAACATTTCATTTATACAGTTATCTATCTTATTGATAATATTCATTAGTATATAAACTCCCTTACTTCCTTAGCTCTTATATTGAATACTGACATGAAGATTTGAACTTCTTTCAAACACTCATTTTTTCCACCACCAACTATATAACTACCTGAAAACTTTCTTAATTTGTTGATTGGTATATCTGGTATATTAATATTATCACCATTCATATAGTCTTCATAATCATTTGGGAATTCTTTCATCCATAATTCTTATTCTATGTCCCTTGAATCATTTACTTTTTTAGATAACATAAATCTAATAGCTTTTTTAATAAAACCAGAATCAGCACCTTGATCCATCCAACCTCTAAAGAAAGCATAACCTTTATCATACCAAATAGTATCTCTTGATGTTAATTTTTCATAAAGAAGATCATTATAATCAGAATGTTCATATAACCATTCTATAATATCAGACTTTTTATCATCACCAACCGTATCTGGTCCATTATAAAAGTATAGAATATCCTTTTGTTCCAGTAAGAAGTTACCAAATTCACCAATATCAAATTTCATAGCATTTTTATACATTGGTTGTATATCAACTACTATGACATTGTATTTTCTTTTCTCAAGTAAATACTCTTTGAATTTCAATGGTTTACTCTTTTTCTGATAAGTATTCTTTAAATGACATTCTTTTGGCTTCTTCAAGTTCTTCCACTTTAATAGCATTCATTTTTCTGGCCATAACTGTGAAGTCATTACATATACCAAATTTACGAGCAAAGACAAAGAATGGTTTAACCACTTCATCCAAGTCTATAGTACCCTTTAAAAAGTCTACTATGTAAGGTCTGATTCTTACAGAGGGTTTTATTTTAACAAAGGGTGTTCTTTTAAGCAATTCTCTCAAGGCTTCCTGGTCAACCCTTTCAATTTTCTTTCCTCTTAACTTCATTAGAAAGCGTGACAATTCTCTAGCAACGGTTGTTTTTAGTTTATCAGCATTATTAAGAAGTTTAATAGATAGTGTTAAGTCAAGTGCCTTATCTTCACCTTTATCACTGGTGAAGTTAATAAGTTCAACCTGTGTTAAATAAGTTCTTAGAGCGGAGAACTTTTTATTTCTATTGTATAATGCTATGAATCCAAGAACATTAATCCAGAAGCTATCAGCTAGATTGGTTGTATTGTCAATAAATTCTTCTTTGGATTCTTCATCTGTCCAAAAGCTGTTTTCTTTAATCATTTTTTACCATCCTTAAGTATTTTTCTTTAATTATATTGTGATTTGGTTTTAACCAAACATCAGGATCAACTGTACCTGTTATATTGGGTTCAGTGAATTTTCTCCAAATAAGTATATTGCCTTTCATACTTGAAAATCTTCCTTCAATTATGATAAGACCATAGTGAACTTTATCATGACAACCAGAACATATATTAGCAATGTTATATGGTAGGTTTGAACCATTCAAACTTTTACTTTGTATATGATGTTCTTCTAAAACAATAACATCTTTATCACATATTTCACAAATCATAATAATTCCTTTGATATTATTTATATTGGTATTATTTATTAGAAAGAATTTTTAATAATCTTGATATTGGAATGATTTCAAAGTGATACTTTTTGAAAATAAAAATATCTTGACAATTGATATCATAGTGTTGTATATTGTAATAAAAAGGAGTATCATATGAAAAAAGAGTTCTTAGAAGTATTATTAAATCAAATTATTGATTGGATATGGATAACAGATGAAAATTTAAATATTATTTATTGTAATAATTCAATTGAATCATATGGTTACAATATAGATGATTTAATTGGGTCAAATATATCAAGTATTCTTTCCGATATTGAAATCAAATGTATTAAGGATAATATACAAGACTATTATAATGATCCAACTGTTCCATTTAAAGTTGTATTCATTAAAAGGTTCAATAAGAATACAAATAAGTATCATGATATTGAGATTGTAGCATCAACATTTAAAGTGGATGATAAACTTATTGGATTCTGTGGTATATCCAGAGATGTAACAGTTACCAGGGAGATTGAAAAAGAAAATATTCAAATGAGACATATAATGGAAATAATTGGTGGATTATGTCATGAGATCAGCCAACCATTACAGATTATTACAGGATATATGGATATATTAAAAATGTTATATAACATCAAAGAACTTGAAATAATTGATTGCCAACTGAATAGGATTAATGATATTATTAGAAAATTTCAAGTGTTAAAGAAGTATAAAACAAAAGATTATCTTAATGGTAAAATAATTGATATAGGATAAAAGTTTATGAGAACATATAGTAGAAAGCCAATATTATTGGGTAAGAATTCGGTAGCGTGGATTCAAGTATTTGAAAAGACTGATGATATTGATGATATTATGTTTGGTGTTTGGGATGATTTTGATGGTCATGAGAAGTGGAAGGAATCAGCCAGAGAGTTTATATCACAACTAAAGGACAATTGGTCAGTTACATTTTTGAAAGAATTGAGAAGTGAAATTGATGATATAATCAAAACTGAAACCGATGAAGAGCCAATTGATAGGGATAAAGTTTATTCAGAGGGTTACAATGATGGGTTTAATATGGCAAAGAGAATTTTCCTATAAGGAGATATAATCATGATTGGTACAGGACGATTTTTATTTTTTGTAGCATCTATTATTGTATCAATGTCTATTGGCTCTTTATATTCAACACCTATTGGCTTTATAACATTTGGTATTTTAATGTTTTTGCTTTCATTTTCATTTTTTTATAAATGATGTATTGCCAAGTTGATCATATTAATGTATAATACATCTATAATTAAATAGGAGATTATTCAGATGAAAAGAGTTTTCAATGTATATAGTGATCCAGGACATGGTTGGATAAAGGTATCCAAGTGTACTCTTAACAAACTTGGTATCTATAATAAGATAACATCATCTTCATATACAAGGGGTGAATTTGTATATCTTGAGGAAGATTGTGATGGTAAATTATTTATCAACACCTTGAAGAAGAAAAAGATTGACTTTGTGTTTAAGGAGTTTAATACCAGTAAACAGTCCAGAATAAGAAAATATGATTCTTTTTGTGTATAACAGGATTTAACTATGGAAATAAAATCAATTAATGTGGCATATTGGCATGGTACCAAATTGAATGGTATGAATATAAATCATAATACGGTATTTGAATATTCCAAAGAGAAGATGAATGAAATCATTGATGGGTCTTTAGAAAATGATTATCAAGTTATGTTAAAAAGAAATGGACATGTTCTCATTATATGGATAGATAACAAATACTTTAAACAAAGATAAGGAAATAAACCATGAGAGAACCCAATGTTAGACCAGTGGTAAGTGGTGATGTTGATGGTAATGCATTTACTGTTATGAGTGCCGTATCTAAAGCTTTGAGGAAAGCTGGTGCTGATAAGGAATATGTTAATGAGTATATGAAAGAGGCAATGGCAACATCCTATGATAACCTGTTGAGGGTATCAATGGAATATGCTGACTTTGATATTTAAGAGGTGAATAATGAGTAATGATAAGTATAAAATGTTCCTTAATTTTATGTATAATGATCTTGATATTTCCAAGAATGATATTAGAGAATGGGTTAAGGAAGCGGTTAATGATGTAGCTGAAAGAATGATTGCTAAAGAATGGGATAATTTTGATGTTGGGAAAATTGTGGATAGGTGGATAACTGATAATAGATTTTGGGGCAATCCAAACATTAAAAATGATTTTATGAAGCAGTTGGCTACCAAGTTGGTTGAAAAGATTGATATTAATGTGAAATAAGTCTTGCCTTTATTATGGATTATGATATAATCCTTCCATAAATGAGGAGAAATTAAAATGGAAGTGAAAGAAATTATTGACTTAATTAATAATAATATTAGCAAGTTTTCATTGCCTGTATATTCAGATGATGAATTTGATGGTATTACAAAGCTCCAATGTATGTTGGATATTCTTGGTGATACGTATGATTTATCTATTAGATTTATCAAATCTGATTTTTATACTGACGGGAGTAAGAGGTGGTTATACAGTTGTGAAAACAGATGGAAACCCACAAGGATACCTATCATTATTAGAATTATAGCACATGATTGTGGTACAATAGATGAGCCATTTTCAAAGTATTCTATAACAGCATATGCTTCTTAAGGAAAGTTGAAATGAGAAAATACAAAATTGAAATAAGTTATCAAACAGGTAATAGTTTTGGTTCCTCTGATGAGGTGGATTTTTTAGAATATGAATGGAATAACCTTGATATGGCTAAGGAATCCTTATCTAGAATTAGAAATCATCATGAATACTGTGAGGAATACACTGGATATAATAAACCCAGAGTCAAATTACCAAAAGGTGTACTATGGGATAATGAAGGTAGTTGTATTCTTCTTGAATTGGTTACAGATGATGGTAAACCTTATATATATCAAGCTTTTTGGATTGGTTATTTTGAACATTTACATAGTGCCTCAATTATCTATGATGATGATGATCTGGTTTATATACCCAAATGATATTTAAATTAAGGAAGTGTGTAATATGAATTACTGTGGAGATTGTGGAAGTGATGATATTTGTAAAGAGTGTGGAACATGTCATAATTGTTTAGAAAATTTTATTCAAGATATTGAAAAAGAAAGGGATAGCTATAAGAAACTCTTTCTTGAATATAAAAAACTCTATGATGAGTCAATTGATATGATTAAAAAATATGGAGATTTAAAATGAGAATAGAACTTGTTGAACATGGTCAAATGTGGCCTGATTATTTTCAAGGCACAAAAGGTGTTCAGATAAATGCCTATGTTGGACATAATCCAACTTTACGTGATGTTGTAAAGGCAATATCTGATGAAATCAACAGTTGCTTTGAAAATATTGAATATATAGCAGAACAGAATGGGTTTCCAATAGGTAAGGTTGAGTCTACCATGCTCAATATGTTATCCGATTTAGAAAGAAATAATCATGATATTTTGGATAAGTCCTACTTTATGGATAAAGATTACCATATTGAAATGGAAGATATAGCACCAATAATTTTTTCACTTGAATTTAAGGATTAATAAAATGAAAGAAAGTACAAAATTGAAACTAATTGCTGTTCTAATTATCATTTTTGCTTCCATTATTTATTGGCAAGAGAAACAGGATGATATAATTCAGAGTAATAAGTATACAGTTTGTGAAAAGTTGGGTGATTTCACAATAATGGTTGTTGAGTCTAGACTCAAGGGGACATCGATTGATATAATGTTGAAAGTATTGGATGTTGTTAAGGATAGTGAAATGTATGATATTTATAAGGCTACTGTATACAGTATTTATGAACACCCCATTGATGAGATAAGTAATATTGATATGAGTTCACTTAAGTTTTATCATTATACTGAATGTTTAAAGGTTTATGATGAGAAATAAAATGAAAATACTCATTAAGATTATTCTGTTTATATTTATAACTATTAACTTTCAATCAAGTGCTTATGGTACTGATAAGTATTCAGTCTGTAATGATTTGAAGGAATTTATAGGCAGTGTATACGCCGCTAGAGCCAGAAATGTTCCATTAAAGGATGTAATGAGAATTGTAAACACAAAAAAGCATAATGATGTATTATATGATACTTTAAAATCAATCACTTATGAAGTTTATAAGGTTCTTTATAGTGATATTAATCCAGAACTTATTGAATACTATAAAGAATATTTTAATGTTGAGTGTCTGAAAATTTTTGATAAAATGGAAGATTAAGCTTGCCTTTATAGTTAAATTATTCTATTATATAGAGTAAGTTTTAAAAGGAGAATAGATCATGACTGTAGATTTAAACACCTGTTTAGCAGGTGATATTTTAGTATCAAAACATGGAATGTTACTCGTATATAAAGGAAAGATGCCACCTGGTTCTTATCATGAACATGAGGTACTTTATATAGATGGTTCACGTGGCTCAAGAATGTCAGATGGTTATGTTTATAAAAATCAAAGATTACCAGAGGATCATGATATTGAATCCATTGTTCATTATAGAAGTGATAGAGATGAATGGGAGTTATTGGATCATTATATGCTATTAACAGATTTAAGAACAAGATTTAAACCCAATTTTGATGGAAAATTCAGTAAGGAATATGTTTTGTGGCTTGAAAACTACATTCTAGACAGTGAGGAATTATAATGATTATCCCAGTTAGAGGTTCAGTGGTACATGTTTATTCTAAATTTACAGGCCTTGATATATATGTTGAGGTTGAGGATGTTGTTTTAACAAGAGGAAATTCATATCTTATTAAGTATGTTGATTCAGGTGAAGTTGATTATGTGAACTGTTATTACATTAAGAAGATTATATCCTCACCAAAGACTATAGTTAACAAGAGGTTGAATTACTATAATATAAATGTATCAAATGATATTATTAAACTCAATAATTCTAAGCATAGGTATATGGGTCCAATAGCTGATCTGGCTATGTTTTATCTATCAAAGCTTAATGTTAGGATTGTAACACCTATTGACCATAGAAAGCTTATGGACTTATTTAAGAAAACAAATTCTGGTCTTATTTGTTATGAATATTATTATCCTGTTATCAATAAAAAGGTGTTTAAGAAATGGATATCCAAAAATTATCATAGGATACTGATGAGTAAAAATGATTGGAATAAAGAAATCAAAAAGTTTAATGAGGAACATTTTAATGAATTTATTGATGATATATATGAATAAACTAAAGAAAATAATATTTGATACATTCATGGTTGTATTGATGTATTAACCGATGATATAATCAATAAGTTTGAAAACTATAATATGGTTAAATCATCAAATATTGAAAGTGTTTTTAATAGGAGAATAATATAATGGAATGTCCATATACAGAACATGAAATGGTTATGGCTACAAATGAGGCCGCTGATAAGGTTTCTGAGGAAGAGATTACAAAAATAGCTAGTTTTATGAATGAATTTGTTACAAAGAATCACATGGCCTATAATAGAAACAATGCTGATTTTAATAAAGCGGTGGCTGAATTCCATGGAATTAGTGTTGTTGACTTGATAAATTCATCCAACATGGAAAAATTAGTTGATATGTATACGGTGGCGATCATCAATAAGCTTATTGATGATGTTGAAGAATTGAATCCTAATATTAATAGTAAGGTTGTATGGGCCATGCTCTTCTTTAACCAAAAAGGGTAATATGTAAAAATTTGATGTCACTTTAAAATAATTATTGACATTATATGGAAATAGTGTATAATGGTTCCATAATCAAATGAACAACTAACATAAAGGAAAATATTATGGAAAAAGCAATGACTACAGTAACAAGCAACTATACACCTGCCAGAAACCTCTCCCCTTTCTTTGAAGTGTCACGTTGTCCTCTCACAACCACTCTTAATGGTAAAACCGTTGATGTTGCCAGGGATGCCCTGTTTTCACCTAAGGGTGACCTGATGGGTGTTGTTTCCCCAAGATACAAAGTTATTACCAATGCTGAGGTTGTAAATGTTTTTGATGCTTTCTTTTCCACTTTGAATGTGTATTCTGTTAAGGATATGGTATCAGGTAATGGCTCCAAATGGGTCAGAAGCTATATTTTGAATGATGACAAGTATACTGTTGCTGTTGGTGGTAAGGATGAACTGAAAATGATGGTATCCATCCATAATGGATATGATGGAAAGTCCGCTGTTGGAATGTATTTTTCAGCCTGGAGAAAAGTTTGCTCCAATGGTATGATGGGTTGGAAAAAACTGATTGGTAAAACCTTTTCCCACTTCACCAATGGTATTCTTGATCAGTTGAGGATTATTACAGAAACAGGTTTCAATAACATGAAAGATAACTTTGTAACCTGGGATAACTGGTCAAAAGAACCTTTTACCCAGACTCAGTTCATGGGTTTTATTGATGAAAGGGAGTATCTTTCTGATAAACAGAAAACAGCTACCAAGGACCTGTATCTTCCCATTATGAACAAATATAATGAAGAAGAGACCAAATGGGGTGCATATAATGTTATCACTGCCATTGCAACCCACCATACTTCCTCAAGGAATAAAGAAGTTGATAACATCTTTTCAAGTGGTTACAAGACAATGGATAAGGTTGCTAAGGATTTTTACCTGATTAATAAAGCAGCTTAAATCTTCCTTACAAAGAGGGATAGTGGAAACATTATCCCTCTTTTTTATTGCCTTTGACCTTGTTATCATGTTATAATAAGCTTTATTGTAAGTAAGGAGATTCTATTATGAAATATAAGGTAGCATTTGATGATGGCACATCATATGATGTTTGGGATAGCAATATATATACCGCTGATTGTCAAGCCGCTAAAAGTCATTATAATGATTTTTATTTCGATGGTTATGTAAGACCAAGGACAGTATCCATTATTGAATTAGAAGCAATAGAGTGGGAAGTTATATTTAATGATGGTGAGTCTTTTGTTGTTGAGGCTGATACAGGACTCGAAGCTATTTGTGAAGCTGAAACAGAATATCTTAATAAGTTTCAGGACCCTTTTGATACGATTAATGAAAACCTTGAGATTCCAGAGGTTAGATCATGTATTTTGATATAGATACTAAAGTTCCTATTTACTGTTCAGAGTGTGGATTTAAGATTGCCGATGATAATAATTATGATCTATTACCAATTGGAACTGTATTTGCTCTTAAATATGATGGATTTAAAGTAGATAGGGTATTTTGTGGTCCGAATCACTTTACAGAATTCTATAATAATCTAATTGAAAAAGCTTGAACTATTAATTATATCATTGGATAATATTATATGTTTTAATATAAGGAGAAATTAATATGGCAAATTTTAGCGTTGTAGCATTGGGTAATATGATTAAGGATAGATTTGATGAATATGACAGTGGTAAAATTACTGATGTTGAATGTGTTATAAAATGTAAGGCTTTTATAAATGATTGGCTTACAGTTGAAAAGGAAGAGTTAACAAAGAAGCTTTCAATATTAAATCACTACGATGATGATAATTATTAAAAGGATATATAATGGACTTGACTGATAAGGTTAAAGTGGCCGCTGCTCTTATTGAAGATGGAAAGTCATATGATGATGTATTAAACAGTGATGATATAATTGAATTGATAATGACCTTAAATGATATGAGTTCAAGAGTTAATGATCCACATTTTAAAGATTACATTGAGGAAGGTTTAATTAGTACCTTAACAGGCACCTATAGAGGTGAATTTATTGATCTTGGAGTTGTAGATACAATTATGAATTTACCAGAGAATGCTGAAATGTTTTCAATATGTGAAGTGGAAAGAGGAATCTTTGGTTTATGGGAGCCTGTAACATTAATCAAAGGTGAGACTAAATGGCTACCAATTATATAACACCAGACCCAAAATCCTTGGGTCCTATTGGGTTTCCCAATAAATGAAGGTCGGACTATGAATAAATTTTATATGGTTAAAAGTGATAGCAGGAAATCAAATCAGATGCTTATATTAACGTTTGATAAAAAGCTTGCCATTCATTGTGCAATGGTGTATATTATGGATAATAACATTGGTTACAATAAAGCATGGGAAGATGTGAACCAGTTTGAAATAGAATGTGGTACATATCATAAATCAATGGAAGACTTTATTCTTTATCTTTGTAACCAAGAATTTTTAATTTCACCATCATTTAAGGAGATAACAGAAAATGAAAATTAATGAAGCTGATAAACATTATTACCTTTATGCTAAAGGCTGGTACCAGAAAAGTGATGATATTGTTAAGGACTTGTTAACTATTCATGAAGAATGGTGTGGATGTGATCTGGATATAGGTGATGTTGGTCTTATTGAATGGAAGTTAACTGATATTGCTTTTGATATTATGATGAATTCACCAAAGGATAAAAGAGACTTCTTCCATGGTTTTATTTACTCATTAAAAACTGATAAGGACCTTATAGTCCAATGTTTAAGATTGATGAGGTATTGTAGTGTTGAGAATTTATCATCTGATGATGTAAATGAAAATATTTTACCACTTAAGGAGAATAATGTATGCTAGTAGCCATTGCTTATAGATATGGTACAACCAGTCATACTTATATTATTACAGCTTCCAATGAAGAGATTGATAATATTGAAAGCACATTAATTTATGCTAGTGCTAAAGATCAATGGGAAAATAGAGGTGGTAAGTATGGTGTTGCTATTCATTATGTAACACCACCTGGTGCTAAAAAATATGGAAGAAGGATTGTTCATTACTTTCCATCCATTTGTGAGGAAGATGGACCTAATACCGGTGATTAATTATGAAACAGCTTGAGTTTGTAAGATATGGTGGATTATCACCTGTTAATCATAAAAAGTTCTATAAAACTGATACCTTTCACTCTCCACCAGCTAAGAAAGGTATCTATGCCTTTGTATTTCCATATATTGAAGACTTCCTTTGGGCATGGAAAGCATCTTCTGATAGAAAGAAATATTCAATTCAGAATAGAAAAAAATTCAAGTATAATGGACCAGTATGGACACATCTTATTGATGAAGCTATAAAATTAGGTTGTGGACTTGAATATAAAAAAACATGGGTTAAGATTCATACTGATGATTTGAATGAATGTCTTGAATTAACAAAACAAAAGGATAGAATAATATTGGAATCGGATGGACCTATACATGATCCATATAAAAGAGGACTTGGTGGTTGGATGTCAAGAGATCACTTGGAATGTTTTATTGAAAGGGTAAAATAATTCTTGCCATTATATCCAATTATGTTATTATAGTATTGAACTTAACAAAGGAGAATATTAAAATGGAACAATTTATTATGTGGGCACCTGGTATTTGTGGAGTATTCTGGGTTATATTTTCACTTATATCAAAAACAAAAAACTTATACAGTTCAATACTGTATAAGGTTTTCCCTTTTATTACAGGTATGGTATGTGTTTTTTCATCTCTTAAACTTCTTGGTTTTATTTAAGGAGATTACTAAAATGGAACAATTTATTATACAGGCACTTGGTATTTGTGGATTATACTGGATTATCTTTTCACTTATAACAAAAATAAAGAATTTGACTATTTCAATATTATTCAAAGTTTTGCTTTTTATTACAGGTATGGTATGTGTTTTTTCATCTCTTAAACTTCTTGGTTTTATTTAAGGAGATAATATGGAAACTTGTATTGAATGTAATGAACACATGATTATAAATGATCCTAATGATTGGTTCAGTGATTATATAATTGAAGCAGTTGTTTGTAAACTTACAATTAATCCATACAGAGTCCTTGGATCAGTATATATTGCTAACAGAAATGAATTTAGATGTATAACAGTGGCTTGTAGACCACATAATATTAAAAAAGAAACCAAAATTCCAGAATGGTGCCCAAAAGGAAAATAATATGATCAGTAATGATGAATACAAAAGAAAGATTAAATCTGAATATGATAGACTCTTTGGTGATAAAAAGAATGAACCCTTTTATATTCATATAGTAATGTATGGTGATGAGGGCCTTGAGGGTTATATGGTAACCCAGAATATTGAAGAACTTGATAAGGTTAATTCCATGATATTGAGAGCAAGATTTAACTCTCATAGAAATATTAAAGTATATGGGTTTACTTCTAGTTCCCCTATTGATCCAGATGATATTAATATGGAACTCTTATCAAATAAGAAGGTTAAGGTACTATTTTGATTTATACATGTGGTATAGCATTACTTGATAAGTGGGATAACTTATTGGTTGGACATCCAACTAATAATATTAAAAATATTTGGAGTATACCAAAGGGCATTCAAAACGTTGGTGAAACATTTAGTGGTGCTGCTTTAAGAGAGTTTAGGGAAGAAACAAGTTGGACTATAGAAGAACCTATTAAATTTATTGGTGAATATGAATATCCTAATCAAAAGAAGACGTTGATTGGTTTTTTTATTAAGATACCATATACTATTGACATTGGAGTTTTTAAATGTTATAGTATGATTAAATCAAAAAGTGGTAAGCCAATGTTTATACCATTTCCAGAAATTGATAGATTTAAATGGATGAATATTAATGATTTAACTGGGCTTCATCCAACCCAGAAACAACTTATGAATGATATTAAGGAGATTATAAAATGAAATTTAGAAAGAAATTTGTACTAGATGAGCTTGACCTTGGTAATTCCAAAATTGAAAAAATTGGAGTGATGGATAGTTTTGATGATATAGCAGTTCTTGTTATTAATACGAGTGATGGTATTGCTGTATTTGATGAAAATTTTGACTTGATTGATGAGGATGAACTTAATGAAAGTAAATGGAATATGGAAGATTTATTTTCACTGGGTTTGGTTGATGAAGAAGAAGTTGAAAGTTTTGAGCTTCTTGAAGAATTTGGCTTAGCTGATAGGAATAATACTGACCTTAGAGAATTGTATGATGTATTAGCCAGAAGATTTTCAAAATAGTATTATTTGTTATAATTTAAGGAGTATTTAAAATGGAATTTACAAAGTGTTTTATATTTGATGTGGAAGAAGTTATTGGTTCAAAAATTATCAATATTAGTGTTATTGATTCCAGTGATGAGTCATTTCTTGTTATTGAAATGATTCAGGGTTTTCTTGTACTTGATAGTAATTTTGATGAGGTAGATGTCAATTACTTTAAAAGTATTGAACTTGATTATGATGACTTATTTAATATTAATTTGATTGATAGTAATACACATAAAAGTCTTGAACTTATTGATGATTTTGATCTAAAAGGAATGGATGAGGTTGAACTTGAAGAGATGTATAATGCTATAGGTAAATTACTTAAAAAGTAATAAAAGGAATATTTGTGATGAAATTTACAAAAAAGTTTATAAGTAATTTGGAGCAATTGACAGGTTCAAAGATTTTGGATATTGTTATCTTTGATTCAATTGAAGATTCATTTCTTGTTATTGAAACAGATCAGGGTTTTCTTGTACTCGATGAATTATTTGATGAAGTAAATGAGACTACTTTTAGCAATGAAAAGGGTCTTGATAATAATGAGTTATTTAAATTTGGTATGATTGATAGTGATACATTTAAAAGTCTCGAATTTATTGATGATCTTGAACTGAATAGTATGAGTTATAATGATCTTGAGATATTGTATCATACTATAGCAAAACTATTAAATGATTAGAAAGTGAATATTTATGGATAATAAGGATGTAGTAATAGATAAAAGATTATTTGATCAAACATTTCCATTATTGGATAAGTTTAAAGACATGGCTCCAGGTACATTTAAACATTGTCAGAATGTATCAAATATGTGTGAAACTGTTGCTATTGAATTGGATTTAAATGTTGACCTCTTGAAACTTTCAGCATTGTATCATGACATTGGTAAAATGAACAATCCATTATACTTTGCTGAAAATCAAGGAGATGAAAACATTCATGATTCACTTGATCCAAATATATCATATCAGATAATCTCTAGACATGTTGGAGATAGTATTATATATTTGTTAATGATACCTGACTTCCCAATGGAGGTTATCAATATCATTAGTCAACATCATGGTGATACTGTATTATTAGCCTTTCATAATAAAGCTAAGAATGTACCAGAAGATAAATTTAGATACAAATGTCTTAAGCCAGTAACACCGGAGGCCTTGATCTTAATGTTATGTGATTCTGTTGAGGCCACAACCAGAGCATTATTTACATCCGGTGATAATAATGGCTTCATTGAAAAGGCTGTTAATAGTACCATTAATAGATTAATGGATGATCACCAACTGGATAATATGAGAATTGGGACATTAAATGTTACCAAAAAGATTCTCCTTAAAGAGTTGGAAAGTATCTATCATAAGAGGGTAACATATGAAGATAAAACTTCAACCATAGGTGAAAAAAATGAAGAGATGTAACTGTAACTCTGGTGAATGTATAAATTGTTTTAAAGATATGATGGATGAAGAACCACAAACATTATTTTGTAAATGTATGCATCCAAGTTGTGCTGTATGTGATTATTTTTTAACAATGCCATATGGTGAATCATTTAAAAAATTTATGATAAAAAATAATCTTAGAACAATTGATGAACTTAATGAATACACAATTGATGAACTTAATGGATATATCAAAGAATTGTTATGTTATAAGTTATTGTTGAATATATATTATATATCTGTAACGGATAGTATACTTAATAATGATTTCTTAAAGTACAATGTGCAGGTTAAAAAACTTATTGATAGTAAATTAATCAATGATATAAAGGAAATATAATGTATAAATTGCATATATCAGGTGATCATTATCCTCCATATAAAGGAGTATATTATAGACCCACTGATGAATATAATACATATGATCAGTTGATGTTTGATCACTTTATTAGTGGGTTGGATCAAAATGAGGAAGTAGACGGCCTTAGAGGATCAGAACTTGATAATTTCCATCTTATGGCATCATTACATAATGTGGATGTAGTAATAGATAGTGTTTCTTAGGAGATTTCAATATGATAATTGATAAGATTGGTAAATTTACAGGTGAGTTTGCCTTTTTGAGCAACTTTTATATTTCACCATTTAGAGTTGACCATAGGACTTATCCTACAGTTGAACATTTCTATCAGTCAATGAAGATGAAAAATTGGCAAGACTCTGAAATTATTAGAAATGTTATTACTCCAGGCAAGGCTAAGAGATTGGGAAGAACCTTACCAATGGTTGATGATTGGGATATTAATAAGATTGATATCATGGAAATAGGACTATTTTACAAATTTTCACAAAATAGTGATTTAAAGAGCTTGCTTTTAAAAACAAATGATGCTATCCTTATAGAAGGTAATACATGGCATGATAACTTTTGGGGCAGATGTGATTGTGAAAAGTGTTCTGGTAAAAATTATCTGAATATACTTGGTAAAAAATTAATGGAATTAAGAGGTTGGATGGGTAATGGGTAAAACAGAAAAACCATATATTGAAACTAAAATAGTCACTATAAAAAGAGAATATAATCCAAAATATGGTGATAATAAAGTTTGCAAATGTGGTCATGAATATCATAGACACTTTGATTCATATGATGATATGAATGCCTGTGGATGTAAGTATTGTTATTGTGATACATTTGTTGAATTTAATGTCACTGTTAATTATATAGTTATTATTGGATTGGGAAAAATTGATTGTGAAACAGAAGAAGATGTATGGAATGTTATTGGTCAATATTGGAATTATGAAGTAATGAGTCCAACTGGAAAAGATGTAAGTATGTTTGTACCATTTTAAAGGAGATATGATGAAAAACTATAATGATTTTGAAGTTATTGGCTCAGTTATTGAGAGTATCTATAGTGTAGAAAATTATGGGCTTGATAGTATGTTTACATTCATTAAAACTAATCGTGGTTTCTATATTTTTGAGGATGGGAGTGGTTCTTCATGTCCATATGATGGTAAAATTGATATTAGCAATGTTCTTGATTTTGATATCAATCAACTTAATGATACAGGAATTCTTGATGAGGATGAGTTTAAAGACTTTTTAAATCTTGATGGGATGTCTGATATATGTTTACGTGATCTCGGTATACCAGAACTTAAAGAAATCTATGAGATATTAGGTAGAAGGCTTAAGGCTTAACTAAAATGGAAAAGGTAATTTTACATGAACCATGTGGAAGATGTGGTTCAGAATTTGGCTTCATTGAAACTACTGAACTACATCGTAAATTATCTTGTTATTCTTGTAAGAAGTATATAAAATTCATTGGTAAGAATGAAAAATATGAATCAGCAGAGGATATTGAGGATATTCCAGGTATAACATTGGAAGAAGTTAACTTTAAACTTGATCTTATACTTGATCATCTTGGTATAAGAGTTAAAAGTGGTGAATAAATGGGTAGAACAATTTTAATAACTGGTTGGTTTGATATATATGATCAGAATTGTATAAAAACAGGTGAAAAGGAATTTGTAGTGTCACATGGTATTGATGAGGATACAGGTAGAATTGTTGTTGTTCAATCTGTTCCTCCATTGGATATAACAGGTTCTTACTATGATGATACCATTGATGAATGGGTTATTGGAGGTTATTAATGATTAAAAATTTGAAAGATATACCATTAGATATTGAGAATGCCATAAATTGGAATATAACACCAGAAGAAGCTATAGGTTTACATCTTGAGTGGGGTCCATTAAGAAATCAAAGCTTTTATCATGATAATAGTATAGAAACTGTATATTTTTGTATTGATAATTGGGTTAAGAGACCAACATTGATTTTATGTAGAAGAAAAGGGTTTGATTTATTTGAGATTGGTAAGTTTGATATACCACAAGAGTACATTGATGAATTTAATGATATGTATAAATGGAAAGGTATATATGAACTAAGTGATAATTTAAAAAATTATATTAAGAAGGAAATGGGAATATCATGAAAATTGTTGATATGGAAGAAATGGAAGATGGTAGTTTAGTGGTGGAACTTAATATGACTGAGAGTGAAAAACAAATGTTTATTCAAGAAGGCTTCACTTCAATATTAGAGAAATATATGGACAATTTTGAAACTAATCCTGTTGGATTAGAATTACCACCAACAGGATTAGAGAAGTTTGACCCTAGTGTACTTAAGGATTAGTTCCAGGCTGTATCTTCTTTATATTGAACCAGTCTAAGGTCCAATATATCAAAGCCACTGTTATATAATACTTCATTAACTAGATCACAAACATCTTCTGGTGATGGGTTTGATTCCCAATACTCATCACATCCTTCACTTATTATTAGTTTAAAAGTATATTCTTTCATATTATAATCCTTTCTTAATGACCAAATCAGCTATTGGACCTCTTGAATGATTTCCACCAAGAACTATATGAGCATAATCCTTTTCACCTTTAAACTTTTTAATCATCCAATTTAAGCCATTATTATCTTTATTACAGAACTTGTTATCAATCTGACCAACATCACCAGTACAAATACACTTAACATTCCTTCCCATTCTACTTAGAACTGTTCTTAATTCCGCTCTTGTTATATTTTGAATTTCATCCACTACAACCACACAATCTTCTAGATCAGCACCTCTTAGGAAGTTTATTGGTTTCATTTCAATGATATCGGAATTCATTGATCTACCATCCTCATTAAAAAGTTTATTAGCCGGTCGTAGTTTATGTAACTTTATTAAAAGCTTCACCAGTGGTTCAAAAAATGGGTCCATTTTATCATTTACATTACCGGGCAGAAAGCCCATTTCAGTTCCAATTTCAATATTTGGTTTAATAACAATGATATTTTTATACATCTTTTTTTCTAATACCAGTTGTAGTGACGCTGCTAATGCTAATGTGGACTTACCTGTACCTGCTCCACTTTGTATTGACACAAGTGGAATTGACTCATCAACCAGTAACATCATACAAGCATTCTGCCATTTAGTTATTGGTTTCAATTTCCATAATACTGATTCATAGTTCATTGGTATGTCTTTACCATTTTTATATTGGTAAAGTTTTCCTTCATCATAGAAGAAGCAGTTTTCAACTTTATCCTCTGTATACTGATCAATGAATCCAGTATATAATTCAGATTCACTTTTAAATGGAATGGAAGCCTTATATTCTTGAGTTATTATCCCTTCTTTTGATGCTTTAAATTTAAATAATACATCATTGGATACAAGTATTCCTTCTTTTGATAGATGTTTATCATTTTTAATACTATCAATGATAATATCATCTGGATTTTCACCTTCACTATAATCATATCCAAATAGTGTAATGAACTGTTCATATTTGATAAGATTATTTATAACTTCTTTTATTTGTGGTTTGAGACGGTTTGTTTTTGACTTGTGTTTATCTATTTCTTCCAGTACAACTTTTGGAATAAAAATTTTGTTTTCATCCCCATTTATAAGAGTTTTAATGCAATTTGGATCATCAATTAGAACGTTGGTATCCAAAATATAACTTTTTCTCATAGAGATTCAATCCTTCCATTAATGGTTAATTAAATTAATCAATATCCATATCTATTTCTATTTGTTTCTGTTCCTCCTCATTTATAACTTTCAATAGACTTTCCCTATCTGTTATTAAGATATTATTCACTGTTTTTGGGCCACCACTTTTAGTTCCAAGTGCTTCCTTAACAGCTATCTCTCTCTCCTTTAATGCTAATAATCTTTCCTTATATCTAATCTCCTCTTCATATTGATTTGTTCCAATAATAGAAGCTGATGCTTGAGTTACAGCATTTATTAAAGCTGATGCAACTTCAAACATTCTAGCTGAACCACCATTTGCTATACTGTCTTCTATTGTATCCAAAAATCTTTCGGCTCTTTCTATATTAGCATGGACAATTTCATCTGGACTTCTCCTAACTTCTCCTGAATCATTAGTGATTTCATCTATAAGAATATCAGTGGATGGTAAACTTTCAGATGTTGGATCATTACCCATATTGAAAAGTGATTTAAGTTTACTATTATTGATTTGACTATCAGCATGATCTTCATCATATCTAGACATGTTACTTCTCCTTTAAAAATTATATTATAACATATTATATAACTATTTATCTAATAACAACAGCAAATAATTTATCTTAATAATACTCTAATGTATGTAGTGTCTAAATAAATGAAATCATAGAATAAAGGAGTATGTCATATGCAAACTATAGTTGTAACATTAATAGAAGAATTATTCATTGGTATATTAAGATGTTTATATAAAAAGGGTCATAAGTCTTTAAAAATAAAGTATAAGAATTGTTAGATATTTTTGTATAAATAAGTAAAAGTAATCTAATAATTTTAATGGAGTCAAATAATGGAATTTAATCATTTTGATAATAAGCCTATTATCAATGAATATCTTAATGAATCAATTGTATTAAAAACACTGTCCAGTATTATAAAATTCAGTGATAATAAATTAAGAACACTTTTGAAGGATGCTTTTAATAAGTTCTCAAATTTATTGATTGATAAGGGTCTTGAGAATGAATTTCTATCCATTATAAATGGACAATTTAAGACAAATTATAAATCATTGAAGCAATTACAATCCATAAGAGAAAGTAATGAGTTAAATGAGGATTGGAAAAATTTCCTGAATTTTTGGAGAGGTGAAACATATCCAGCTTTATCAATTTTCCCAACATTACAGATTTGGTTTCAAATAGATAAGTTGATAGATGGTGCTGGTATAATGGATTTGGATTGGAAGAAAATTGGAATTTACGCTGTCTTATGGATCATTATTATAACAGGTCAACATGCTATCTTATGGAACAAATGGAGAAAAGAGAATCCAGATCAATATGAAAAAGAAGGTAAACCTGGTTTATTTAGAAGAGGAAAAATATAATGGAATTTAATTATAGTAGAAGTAGCTTAGTGGAGTCATCTGATGTTGAGAAGAAGATAATAGATTTCTTTAAAGAGAATCCCAATCCAAAGGATAGTCAAATACATTCATTTTCTGAGAGAGAAGGTATTGATACCCATAAATTTGAAGAAATTGTATATAGTATACTTGGCTCTATATTAGGTCATGGTTTATCCAAAGATTTCAAGGGTGAGTATGATCCAAAGCAAATTGAAATGGGTTTAAAGGTTGAAATGGAGCATACAAATAGTAAGATTATAGCATTGAGAATTGTTAAGGATCATTTAGCTGAATTACCAGACTATTATAATAGACTTAAAAAAGTTGAAGGTGAATAATGGAATTCAATTATTATGTGATAAATGAAAGGGAAGTAACTGAAATTGATATTGATATAGCAATGTTAAAAGATAAAATTAATAAGTTAATGTCAAAGGATATAACAGTTGATCAGAATAATCCATTGAAGATAAAACTTAAGAAGTTACAAGATGAGAAGGCTAGTAAATCTGAAAAGGATAGAATAGAAAAAGAGAGAGAAAAATTAGACAAAGAAGCTGAGAAGCAAGCAAAGGAGAACAAATAATGTCAGTATTAGATAAAATCAATAAGTATCTTAGTGAAGGTGAAGGACATGGTGAAGAATATAAAGCATTTTTTAATAAGATGTTAAAGAAGTATAATGTTTCATCACCTGATGAATTAAGTGAAGAAGAAAGAAAGAAGTTCTTTAAAGAAGTTGAGGATGAATGGAAGAAAGAAGATCCGAAAACCAATGATAAAGATGAAAATACAAAAATTAAAAGAATTGAAAGTTATTTAAATAAATAATTTCAGTGGTTTAAGTATATCTAATAATAACAATATGTTATATATATACTATATGGATATATGGAAATGGATATTATTCCGTCATGGATAAACCATATTATACCAAAAAAAATGTAGAAAGTAAATCAAGTTGGATAAAAATTTGGAGATAGTATGGAGTGGGTTTGGAGATATTTTTAAATATATTTAAAAGGGTGGGAATTTGAATTTTCAGAAGAGAAATTTTAATAAGGACAAACATCGGTTGTATAAACCTTTGAATATAGATAAATATAAAGGGAAGAGTTATCCAATATGTAGGAGTTCATGGGAGTATAGTTTTTGTAGTTGGTTGGATAGGAATTGTAAGGTGTTACAATGGGATAGTGAGTCTATAGCAATACCATATCATGATCCGAGTAATCAAGTGGTAAATGGTAAGGTTAAGGTTAGGAGATATTATCCTGATTATATAGTTAAGATAGAATCTGGTGGAGAGGTGAAGACATGGTTGATAGAGATAAAGCCATATAAGGAGACTGTTCCACCAAAGAGGTCATTGAAGCAATCAACAAAGACTGTATTGTATGAAGCAAGGACATGGAGAACAAATGAGGCGAAGTGGAGAGCGGCGCAGGTTTATTGTAAGCAGAGGAATTGGGTATTCAAGATATTAACTGAGAAGGACTTGTTTTAGGGTAATGGATTGGGTTAGTATCCTTATATAAAATTTTAAGATTTAGGGAAGAATGATAGATGAATATAGATGAGATAAAAAAGTTAAAGAAGGGGTGGAATGGTGAGGATGCTGTTCAGCCTAATAAGGTGTCCATTAAGAATGCTGAGAGTGTAATAGAGGCATTGGAGACAGTTGGTGTATTTGTTGGTTATATACAACCATCTGAGAGTGGTGGGGTTTTATTGATATATATTGGTGATATCAAGAGTGATGTAAGAGATCAGAAGTGGTGTAAGATAGAGTGTGATAATGATGGTGATATAGGCATATTATTTTCTGATGGTAAGGTATTGTTTATATTGAGGGAATTTATAACAATGAAGGAATGCATTGATAGGATAAAGCAATGGCTCTTAGAATAACAAAAAATTGGAGGTCACACGGAATAACGTGGAATAGTGGACATTTCTACACTTTCAGATACAATGCTTTTAGACAGGATCCCACACCAGTTATTATACTGATGTACAAAATAGAAGGTATAAATGAGAGTACAGGGCATCAATTTCGTCTAATCCAAGGGATCAACCTAAATTATATTCCCCGTGACCAGAGAAAAGCCTTTGTTGAGTTATGGAAAAGTGAGATGTTGAGAAATAAGGGCAATGTTGAATTCACATGGGATATGGTTCAGAGTAGATTTCCATATTTGGAATTGGCAGTTAGAAGATATGTTACAAAGCCAGTGTATAGGATACAGAATCCACAGCATATTCCATTTGAGAATGTAGAGGATGTTGTAATATCCACATGGGGCAAGGATTTTAGTAAGAAGTTGGAAATGGATTTAATTTTAAAACGTAACCGTGCTCTTAATAGGGGTGAAGTGTTAAAGGATAAGTATAGAAGTAAATGGGGTGGATTTGGCACATCATTTTTCAATTTTGCTAAGAACTTATTTAATAGGGGAAGATAAATTTGTGGGTAAATATGTGGAGATCAAGTTATCATTTAGTGATAAGATGAAGTTATTATTTTTTGATTTAATACCAGAGGGTATTTTAAATAGTGGTGAGAGTAATATTAATTATAGAAGTCAACCAGTTAATAATGTACAGAAGGATTCATTTGAGCCTGTTATTATCAAAGAAGAGGTGATACCATTTTTTGATAATGTGGATGATGTGGAGTCTAATTTTTAGAGGGTGGAATAATGGATTTGGATAGTATATTATTTAATAAGGAGTCAATAAAGATGGTGAAAGCTACTGATAGTGAGAAGAAGCCAAAGGCAAAGGTTAAGGAAGTTGAGAAGATATATGGTATAGGTTTAGATGTAGGTACTGGATACCTGGTTGGGGCAGGATTTATCAATGGGGATATAGAGTTCAAGCCATTGAGAAATGCATTTTATTCTATAGATAAGGAGACATTTAGCAAGACAATGTTTGATAAGCAACAGATCAAGTTTGTTGAGTTAAATGGTATAGTTAATATAATAGGTGATGATGCTTTGACATTATCTAGGATTCAGAATACTAGTGCAAAGAGGCCATTATCATGTGGTATAATTAACAATAAGGAGAAGTCATCTGCTCCAATATTGAATAAGATGTTTCAGTATTGTGTAAATGATTATAAGAAGAAGAATGGTGAGGTGTGTGTTTATTCTATACCGGGTCCAAAGGTTGGTGATGAGAGTTTTGATGTTGATTTTCATTCAATGTCAATAGATGGGTTGTTATCATCTTATGGTTTGAGACCTGTGCCATTGAATGAGGCGTATGCTGTTATATTGAGTGAGATGGAGACGGCTAAGGACATTACAGGTTTAGGTTTTTCATTTGGTGCTGGACTTGTGAATGTGGCGTTTGTGTATAAGTCAATGTTAGTTTTCAGTTTTAGTATAGATAAGTCAGGTGATTTTATTGATAAGAAGTCGGCTGACACATGTGGTTCTAGTGATTCAATTATGAATCATTTAAAAGAGAAGTCATTGGATTTATCCTTACCTGATATTGAGTTATCATCTGAATTAAGAACTTTGAAGTTTACATATAAATACATTATAAGGAATACATTAAGCAATGTAATGAATGCGTTTAACAGGAATGATACAGCTAATATAGTTGAGCCTATATCAATTGTGATATCAGGTGGTACAACATTACCTAATGGTTTTGATGATATGTTCAATGAAGAGTTGAAGAATACCAAGTTACCATTTACTGTTACAAAGGTGTTGACGGCTAAGAATAGGTTAGCTGCTGTAGCAAAAGGTTGTTTGATTTATGCGAGGGAATTAGAATCAAAAAATGATTAATACTTTCAGAAATACATTAACTGATATCAAAAACTATCTACATAAGGGTGATATTGAAAAGAATAGGCTTATAGATAATATCTATACATCTGTTTTATTGGTGGAAAATGATTATAATAATGCTGTTATTGATATTAAAAAGAAGATTAGGAAAGAGAGTATTTTAAATTTACTAATTGATATATCAACCAAATTAATAGAGTATAAGCTTGGTGACCCTTGTTTAGTTATGTTATTTGATGATTTAATGGAATTACTGAATATAGATAGAATTTACATATCAAAGTTTAAGGTTGATAAGTTTGTTAAGATAAACACATGGTCTAAAACTGAATTTATTGATAGGGATAATACAATTGTATTGACTATTGATGATGCTCCACATTTCTTTAAACATATACTTAATTCCAATGAATATATAGTTGAGAATAACAAGTTTGATGAAACTGATCAATGTTTTTTTGATAAGCTGGGTATATTTGGTGAATGTGTATTTCCTATTATTATAGATAGGAAGGTTTGGGGTGTTTTAGGGTTTATAAAATATGATAGAGAATGTAAGTGGAATGATGATCAAATTGATATATGTAATATATTAGCTTCAATATTCTCATCTCATATTAAGAAGTATAAGTTGATAGATAATTTAAAACAAGACTCAATAATGATAAATACAGTGGTTAATGTATTAAGAATAAACACATGGTCAAAGGATGAGTTTGGTAAGTATGTATATTGTTCCCCTGAATGGAGAGATTTGTTTTTTGGAAAAGGTATAAGTGTAACAAATAAGACAATTGATCAATTGACTAAAGAGTATGAAGAATTAACAGGTAACAGACACGAATTTGCTGATATATGTAAATGTAGTGATGATCATTGTATAGATGAAGGTGGAGATACTTGTTTTTATATTGAGAAGGGATATATAGACAATAATGTATTGGTATTTGGTACAATAAAGACACCAATATATAGTAGTGGTAGATTAAGGGGTATTGTTGGTATTGCTAATGATATAAGTGGTGATGTCCATATAATTGACATGATAATGCCTTATTATATTGAAAAGGGATATGTTAGTATTCTTGGTTTTAATAATCTGTATAACAAAGATGTTGTTGTTTATTGGATTAAGACAGAGCAAGCTTATAATGATATCTTAAAAGGGATAATGCCAAGATAATGGAAGAGAAAAACACAAAAGAAGCTTTAACAGAACTACTTAATACTGCTTTAACTGATGCTAAAATAGAACTTGATAATAAGAGAAATCATTTACAAGATTCTATGGATGCTATTAGAGCATTAAAAGAGTTTAGTGGAGAAAAACAATTTCCAATATCCAATGTTATACAAACTATAGTGGCTGTATTGGTTGTTATTATTTCATTGGCTGGATCATGGTATAATTCCAAAATCCAAACAAATGATTTCTTTAATGATTTGAAGTATTTAAGAAAAGATATGACTGTATTAGAAGAAAAAATTAAAAGACTGGAATCAGTTGGTTATGATCATAGTTCTGATTATAAATTACTTAAACAAAGAATAGACTTATTGATTGATCAAATGAATAAGAAGTAGGAGATAGTTAATGGAAAAGATGTTAAGTGATATACCAATAGAAGATTTACATAAATTAGTCATTGACCTTAAACTTAGATTAGAGGAAAAGAATAATGTAATCAAAGGGTTATATGATAAAATAAGTGAGATACAGGAAATTTTTGAGAATGTTATTAGGAAAGATGAACTTGTTTATGCATCCAAAAGAGAACTTGAAATGATTTTTGATGCTTCTGATGATTATATTGTTATATTAGATAAAGATTATAATATTAAAAGAGCAAACTTATTATTTTGTAATCTTATTAATAAAGACCCCAAAGATGTTGTAGGTACAAAGTTTTCATCATACTTTGGCAATGAACTCAAGGATATTGATAATATTGAAATACCAAGAGATACCTTCATTGAAAAGATATTCTATAGCAATATATTCCAAAAAACCTTCCTTTTAAAATCAAGAAAACTTCAAAAAGACTTTGAACCACTTGTATATATTCACATAACAAAAGATATAACAAATGTGAGGCCTGAATGTTAAAAGATATAAAACCATACCCGTTTTTTCAAGGATCAAATGGATTGTTATACCATTTTGATGAATCAAGATCAAAATGGTTATCAGTTAATAGAGAAACAATCTCATTTGGAATAGCAGCCAAATCAATAGTTGGTAAAAGATATGCCACTACTGGAAATTTTTATAGTAACCTATCTGGACAGAAATTACTCAGAGATGTTACTATTACAGGAATAAGTGTACAAACAAATAACATTCAATGTACATTCCTTATAAATATACATAAGAACAAAAATACAAATTCTATATATCAAGTAAATTTGTTAAATGAGAATTCTAAGGTTATTGATAATATAGATTTTGATTTATTTAAAGATGATTTCTTACAAGTATCCATTGATAATAATGATGTACCTGTAAGTTATCCAGAAATATTAATAGAATATTGTTGGAGAACAACATATTAAAATTGGAGAAATAAAAAATGGCAGAATTATATGATGTAATAGTTAAAAATACCTCTGGATCAGATAGAGAAATTGAAGACCTTGGTATAACAATAGTTAATGGTGCTACCTTTGTTATGGATGCACAATTTAACTATCATGAGATTTTTGGATCAGCTAACTTAAGAGATTATGTTGCTGCTGGAACATTGATTATTAATAATGGTACAAGTGACTTATCCGTTGCTGCTGGTTTACAATGGATCAAACCAATAAATGAATACTTAGCAAGAGATACATTCTATTCAAAAACACAACTAAGCACACCTGGTCAATCCGCTGTTCACTGGGATAATATTACCAATACACCAACCTATGGTTCAATGGAATGGAAGGAACCTGTAATATACAGAGTTTTAAATACAACAGGAACAACTACAGGTGCTATTGCTGGTGATGTTATTGTTGATGGATCAAATTATAAACAATATGATGGATCAACATGGAATATTATTGGTACTGTTGCTACTGGTGATAGAGTAGTTGATCTAGCACAAACTGAGAATGGTATTGTTGAATATGATGGAACAGATTGGGGCTTAACTGAAATACCCTCATTAAGTGATGCTGTTATGGTTGATAATGATGGTGATGGTAAACAAGCTCAATATATATATAATGGGACAGACTGGGTAAAGATTGGTGATGTTGATTTTGCTGGTCACTTTGATGGTGGTACAGGTAAACATGATGCCTCTGAAATTGATGTAGAAGGTACATATGCTAATATTACTGGTACACCAACCAATTTAGAAGCAACTGTTAGTGCTATCAATACAAAACTTGGCACTATTGCTAATGATGCTGCTAATAGAAATACATTAGATGAAGCATATGATGAGGGTGGTGCTGGTCTTGGTAGAATAATAAATGCGGACTCAGGAGCAGTAAAAATTATACCAAGTGCTGGCTATGCTCCACTTGAATTGTCAAATTTATTAATAGCACCAAATACAGGCTTAGTTGCTGGTCAAATTTGCGTTGTTAATGGTATTCCTTACATTTATGACCAAGTAAGATTAAAATGGTTATCAATGTTCAGAGACACTTTAGTTTTTGGTAGACAAGGTATTACACAAAATGGTTGGTTACCTTATGGTGTTGGAGTCTTGGCATCCAATAACTCTGGATATAGATTAGGTAGAAATGCTGTTATAACAATGATTACAGCACAAGTTGATAAGAATGTTGTTAATGGAAATGCTGATATCAATGTAAGAAGAAATGATACCACTCCAAATATTGCCACATTAACCATTGTATCTGGTACCGCTGGTACATCTGTTGATACTTATAATGTTAATGTATTGAAAGATGAATTTATTCAATGTAGAGTTGATAAAGTTACCACTGGTGGTATTGAAGATGTTGTTGTTAGAATTGAAATCGCTTATACTATATAAGGAATTCTTAAATGGCCACACAAATTGTTATAGCTAAAAATAGTAAAACATATAATGTTGATATTGAAGATTTAGGTTTAACTGTTCCATTAACAGGACAGTTAAACCTAACTGATATTTGTCAATTAAGTTCAGTGTTAACATCAAAAGACTTATATAATCTTGTTAACACTAATATACTTACCATTAATGATGGATCATCTGACCTTAATAAAGCAACAGCATTAGATTTCTTAACTATTGAAGTTTTTGATACAGGTGGAAGTCTCGGTGCTGACTTTGAAATTATTCAACTGTGGAATGATAATACTCAAAATATAAACAATTCAACACCAACTAGAATTAAATTTGATGAAAGATTATATTATGATGCTAATAATTACTCACATGATCAATCAACAGGTATTATAACAGTTTTAACCAGTGGATTATATGAAGTATATTACCATATAAACGCACAATTCATAGGTAATGACTGTATTGTGGAAACATATGCTAATTTCTCTGGTACAGTTTTTACTAGAAGTTCAGGCTTTCTTGGAGCATATAGACCATCAATAAGAATGATAACAAATAAATGTCTAAAAGAGCTTTTGGTTAATGACACTATAGAAGTTTTTAGTGTTAGAAATAAAAACACATCCGCTATTAATACAATACAACAAAAATGTTTCATGTCAGTAATTAAATTAAGGAATTTATAACTATGGCACTAATTAAAAGCGTTGAACTTGATAATGGTATAGTATTATCAAATGCTTACATTAAAATATGTAGAATACAACATGATATAATAAATGAATCAGTTAACATTGAAGTTAGTTTATTTAAAGATCAAGCAGCATATATAGCTGATAAACCAGAGGTTGGTACATTTAACTATAGTGTAACATTCTCTGTTTATGATACATTTTTCAATGAACCATTACTTAAAAGTGAGAACATAACACTTTTCATCCAAGCTGAAACTTATCTCTTATCACTTCCATATTTTAGTGGAGCCACACAAATATAAGGTAATAAACTATATGGTAGACTTCCTAAAAATAAAATACCTTAAGAATAATACATCCAAAATTATATCAACTTCAAATGGAAAACTTATTCTCCCAGGTGATACCATTGGATTAACCAAAGAAGATTTTAATACCTATAAAGTAGATGTTAGAATTCTCAATGCTATTAGAAAAGGTGATCTTCTAGTTGGTACTGATGGTAGATCATTTTATACCAATCCAGCAGAATGTATACTACTATTTGAGAATGAGTTTGATGATGGTGGTCAAATAGTATATGGTGATAATGCTGTACCACTGACACCAGGTGTAAGAATGGATAAAGAAACTGGTGTTAAAGGAACTACTTTATCACTAGCTCTATTTCAAATACTTAAAGATTTCTATAATGATCCTCTTAATCCATTATACTCAGGACCACATGAAACTGTATACTGGGATAATGTACCAAGATTAAAAGAGACTGTTATATACTTTGAAGATAAAATAAAAACACTCACTTATAACAATCCATTAGATGTGACTGTATACACAGGTCAACCAATAGAAAAACTTCTCAAATTTGATGCTATTATGTTCATGGAACCAAATAATAATGTCATTGATGAACTAAAATCAAAGAAGAAAGAAATCTATGCCATTGGTACAACCAGTACAACTTTAACACAATCAAATTTTGAAACTAGAATAAAATCATACAACTCTAAAGCTGATGGAATTTATCTATTTGACTTTGGATATGGTAAAGGTACTGTTAATACTAATGGTAGAACTGGTGCAAATAAAAAATTAGATTATTTACATTCCAATGGAATGTTCTGTATAATAGATTGTGAAAATATATATCATGCCTTTGGTACATCTAATGACTCATTATTTCCAAATAGTACATGGAACACAACATTGGCTGAATCAACTATTAAAAGTAATGATAAATATGTTATTAACAATTTTGTTCTATCAAATTCTGGATGGAATGATCCAACAACTTTCTTATCCAAAATGAATACATTTTTTAGTGTAAGAGAACAATATAATATATGTTTAATGGGTATACCATATATTGATCCAAATGATCCAAATAAACAAGATAAGTACAATATAGCATTTATGGCAGCGTTATTATGTGGTCTGGATGGTTTTGGTGTTATGGATACATCATATGATTATACACACCCTGATATACGTTCACGTATGAAATTCTGGGAAAGATATCCAAAAATCTATGTTGAAGATAATAAGTTAAATAGATATACAAGTAATTGTAAAATATCAATTGAATTTTCAGATAGTTACAATTCATTAATAGAGGAATATTAGAGATGCAAACAGTGAAACTTGGTGATGAAGTTATAGAGGACTTTAGAGTTAGTGATAACTATCATATAGGTGTCACTGGTTTAAATATTAGTAACTTTGAAGTTAAAATTTATAATAATAGTGGTACTGATAAAAGTGGTACAATACCTATTGATTTTCAAGAATTAGGCAATGGGAATTATAGAATAAAGTATATTCCCAATATGGAAGGAACATGGTGTCTTTATTTAAGACATACATTATATTTTCCTTATGGTAAAGCAAGTGGTATAAATGTTGTTGAATATGATATAAAAGATGTTGGTGACATGTTAAAAAGAATTCTTGGCTTAACCCAAGAAAATTATTATCTATATGATACAGTATATGATTCTGATAACAATATGACAAGTAGTAAAATAAGAATATATACTGATAGTGTTAGTGTTGGAACAAGTAATAATATTCTAAGTGAATATAATATAACAGCTTCATATATAAATGGAAATTTAGAAACCTATTCAGTTAAAAAGGTATAATCAATGACAATTTCATTAGCAACAAAAGGAGTTATTACTCCAAAATATAAGAGCTTCAATGAAGGTGAAATTGAAATTGAACCAAACAGATGGCAAATGGTAGCCATACCTGCACAATTTGGATACTTTGATGTTACAGATAGTGAAATAAAAAGCTCAAGTTCTGTAATAGCAACCATCTACAACTATGTGGTATTACAATTAGAAACCATATATAATGATGATATAGAGAATCTAATTGAAGTTATTAATGCTTATGTTGGTGAAAAGAACTACTTTTTTAACTATATACCAGGATTCACACCAGAAAGTTCAGAACATAACTTCCAACTTATATATAGTGATGATCATATGCTTGAAATAACACCATTTTGGGTTAAGAGTAAAGTAAACTATAACATGATAATTAAATGGAGATCATAATCCCATTATGTTAAATGTCACCTTCGCAGGTAATATATTTGATTCAATAGAAAATCAATATATAGGTAATGAAGTTGCTTATCAAGCCCTATACTATTCCAATGGCACTATTACATGGAACTCCATTCATCTATCAGAACTAGGTAAATACAATATCAATCTTGGTGATGGCGACTGGTTAACTCAGAGTGGTAATGTCTCCAATGGTGATAAAGTAATCATTTGCTTCTGGACCAATAATACAAAAAATAGAAGTGATCTTGATCTTACTGAATGGGTATTCATTGAAGTTATTATTGATGGATCAAATGTCTATCTTAATGATGTTCAAACCCAACCATTTCAAAATCCAATATGTAACTTCACCATATTTGATAATATCATTCTTGATAATGTTGGCACTACTAATAACCAAATGTGGATGTTTCATGGTGTAGAACAATACCAAGAATATGAAAGATATAATCAACCAATCTTCAATATTATGGAATTTGGTAATGATGCTGTTGAAATAAATTGGGGTGATAGTAATATTGAAACTGTTCCACTAGAAGATGATTACTATCATGAATATGATTCCGCTGGTGATTATCATATCATTGTTAAAGTAAAGAACCTTGGTAACCTATATTGTCAATCTGAATTTGATGTACAATCTACATTTACTATAGTGCCTGGCTTATTATGGAATTTACCAGTATATAGAACAGTAAGTAAAACATTTACTCCTAATATAACAGGTGATACAGATCAAATTATAAGTGTTTCATATGATATAAATGGAGTTGAAACATATACAAATCTTCAATATAATCAACCATTTACACACACATTTACATCACCTGGTCCATTTACCATAAGACAAAAAATAACTTATGATAACATATTTGAAACCGCTACCATATATCAGGATTATATAGTATATATTGATTCAATTGCTAATTTTTATAAGGGTGAAGGTACATGTGGCCCTGATTTTATTGATAATAGTGTTATTGGTAATGCTCCACTTACAGAATATTACTGGGCTATTATATTTAATAGTGAAGTGATAGCCGAATATACAGGTGATGATTCATGGGAATATATGTGGCCATATATTGGCACATTTACAGTTCAACATAAGATTAAAGATTCAGAGGGTAATCAATTTGGAATAGAGAGAATTTAAATATTAATATCAAGATACAATTGATATAAAGGAGGTTAAGGTGTTAAAATTTAATAGAGATAAAGAGAAGAAACTTAATTTTAAAATTGATCTAGAGGGAATAGATAAATCAGTTTTAGAATATTATATCAGATTATCATCTGGTAATACTGATTATGGATTTAAGGGATTTGAAAATAATGGTATACTAGAATTTACAATTCCAGCATTAAGTGGTATAATAAAAGAATCAGAAATTGATAAATTAAAATCAATTAAAATAGAGGTTCATGATAATAATAACAAGTATTACTTAAGACCACTAGATGAATCAATTGAATTTGAATTGGCTCCAAAAGTTGATGTTAAAGTTGATCTTGAAGAAGATAAAGACTTTAAAATCAAGTTGAAGAAAGTTAGTGAAGAAGATAAAAAGGTTGATAAAAAAGATACCAAAAATACAAAAATAAGTAAATTCTTAAAGTAAAGGGAGTAATAACAACATGGCTGTGATGAAATTTAAAATGTATGAGATTAGAACAATGAAAGAACCATTAACAAAGCTTATTGAGAAGGAAATCCCTGTTTCAACAGCATTCAGACTTAATAAACTTGTTAAAAGTATTGATGAATACTTGACTGAGATTGAACAATATCGTGTCAAACTTATTAATCAATATGGTGTTAAAAATGAAGAGAAAAATCAGGTTGAAGTTCCATCCAATAAGATGAAGGATTTCATGAAAGACATGAATGATCTTCTTAATGAAGAAGTTGATATTGATTTTACTCCAATTAGTATTAATCTGTTTGGTGATGATTTAAAGCTCTCAACCAGAGACCTCATGATATTAGAGAAATTATTTGAATAATGAGAACGATCGTTGCTGGTAGTAGAACTTGTGATAATTATAACATTCTACTATCAGCCATTGAAAGTATTAACTGGAAAATATCCACTATAATAAGTGGTACAGCTCGTGGTGTTGATACATTAGGTGAGATTTATGCCTATGAGAATAATATTCCATTAGTAAAGTTTCCAGCTAATTGGGAGAGGTTTGGTAAAAGAGCGGGGTTTATTAGAAATGAGCAAATGGCAAAAAATGCTGATGCTCTATTAGCTATTTGGGATGGAAATAGTTCTGGTACCAAAAGCATGATTGAATTGGCTAAGAAATATAAGTTGCTTATCCATGTGTTCTATTCTGTTTAAGAAAATATAATATGTTTTATAATAAATAAGATTGGATATTTTTAATTAACAGAAGGAACAACATATGAAGATAAAAAACAAAGATATTATCTTAACCAATGCTAACGGACAACATCAAAGAATATCCTTTGAAAGTGGAACAAATTCAGCACATATTTGGTATGATGATATTAATGATGAGATTGTTATTGATGGTTCAGTTAGATTAGTTGATATAGATACTAATTCTAACTTTGTATCATTGGAGCATGACAAATTATCAAATATGAATGATGGTGAGTTTATTCACCTAAATGAAAATGAATATCAACAATTTATTAGCTTAACAGATGGTAGTCTTATTACAAGTATGCACTGGCATGAAAAAGTCAATGGACACAAGATTACAGTTAACACTGGTCAGCCACCATCTGATAATAGCGCATTTGATGTTCATATCATTGAAGAAGTATAAAAAATTAAAATGTGGTTATTAGATAACATGTAACAATATAAATAGATTTGAATAGGCCACAAAATTATTATAGGAAAGTTCCTATAATATAAAATTAATTAATTTTAAAAAGGAAATGTGAAAATGGGTTATAAATTAAATATTAGAAATGCCGGTAATACCGCATGGGTAAATTTACTTCAAGCTGAATACATGTCAGTTCTTGATGCTGGTGGACATTTTACAGCTTCAACAGTTGAAGGTGTTTTAAATGAATTGTTTACAAACAAGGTTGATAGAGTTCAATCAGCTTCCGCACCAACTGTAACTGATGATGCCGCTGATGGTTATCAAGTTGGTACAGTTTGGATTAATACCACAAGTGATACTGTTTATGTATTAGTTGATAATACAACAGGATCCGCAGTGTGGATGGATGTCTCTTCTCTTGAACCAGAAGATATTCAAGATATTGTTGGTGACATGGTTTCTGGTAATACTGAACAAGGTATTGCTGTAACTTATAACGATACTACAAACAAACTTGACTTTACAGTAAGCACAGCTACAAATACAGTTCTTGGTATCGCTTCTTTTGATTCCGCTGATTTTGATGTTGCTGCTGGTGCTGTATCCATTAAAGATAATTCCATTACAGTTGACTACTTAGCACACAATATTGATGCTACAGGTATTGGTTTTAATGCTGATAAAATTGATGGTAGAGATGTTTCTGACTCTGGTACATCTACTAGTGATTTATGGACTGCTGCTAAAATTATTGATTATGTTGGTCAATTTTCAGTTGGTCTTGACTGGCAAGATTCTGTTCTTGATAAGGACCTTGATACCCCTCCAGGATCACCAGCCGTTGGTGC